GGAACGCATCCTTGTCCTTATCAAATATGTGGTCATACTTGATTGCCACCCACTTGTACTCATCGCCCGGAATACCTGGAGTAATCTGAATTCTCTCTCGCTCAATGATTGGACCGCCATACGACCATTCGGCTGAAAAGTCCCAAATGGCTATCAGGTCCAGGACTGTCAGTTCAGAGGACATATCCAACCTACTCGCCTCGCACTTCGCCACCACCCAATTAAGAACAACACTTGACAATTCACTTGTTTTCATCTTCATAGCAAAACTCCTTTAAATTGTTCGTTACACCCACAATATTCACTTGTGCCCCAAAAAAATCCATTACAGGTTATTCGCCTGGTTGCCATAATGTTTTCACTATATTGATGTTTTTTTGAAACCAGGTTATTACATGTACAAAAGTACACCAAGATGTAGTACACTCAGCCTGACATGTAGTACACTCAAGCTGAAATGTAGTACACTCAAGCTGAAATGTAGTACACTCAAGTTTCTTAAAGAGAAATGCAGTACACTAACGCCAAGGATCATCCCGAAATTGATTTTAAGATCATAGTACACACAAACAAACCATCCAGGCGCATAATTTTATGCGCCCATCGCATAATACCGCTAATAGTGAACACAATTACACTAAACCTGGTGCTTTTTTCTTACCTAATATGCCAAAGTCCGATAACATAAGTTATGTTTCTTTAAAATTACTGTACAATTGTTCACTTAACACCCATTTTTACACCCTTCACAACCACAAGCCCACCCAATGCCCCTAAAATCGCATTACACGGGACTTCTTTGGCAATGGCCTTCGGCCTGAATGCACAAAAATGTCCCCTCTAATCGCAATTTGAGGGCATAAGAAGGGCAAGAATGATGTACAACAGCACACCAATGCCAAAATGTAGGAACGCAATCACAAAAACCAGGCGAATCCAGAACGGATCACACCCAAAGTGCCTGCCAATACCACTGCACACACCCGCCAAGGTTGCCCTGCTCTTATCCTTGCACAACATTCATCCCCCTAAGTAGATATAAAATACTTTCTTTGTCTTAAATTTGCGGATCCGGCTTCCTCACCACCAGGTTGCACACCAAGTGACGCTCCCCAGACGGCGCAATCACAGTCACAGTCGCCGTCGCACCAACAGGATCAACACCATCAACACGCCAATTCGCACTCCCAAGAAGGAAACTCCTCGGGTAGGCCCTCTCTATGCGCCTGTACACACCATTCCTGATGCCCCTCTCAAGCGTCAATGCGTTCACGGGACTCCTCAGGTCGTTTATCCTGAGCTTCTCCCCAGTCGCAACCACCTCCACAAAGTCCTGGTCGATGTCACTCGGCAGCAAAGCCAGGAAAGCCTCACGGCTCGACACCATCCACGGCTGGTAATTATCATGCACAACATCACCCCCTTGTCCTATCGCCTATGTATGCAACCCATGGCGCCTTTTGCACACCCTTCCGCACCCTGCAATCGACCCATAATTGCGCACTTCATAGGTAGGAAATGTCTGCAAAAATGGTGGCGCCCCAAATGGCCTGGGATTTGGCCATCCGGCGCCTCGAGGGGCAATGGGTGGGCGGCTAAACACCTGTATACCTGTTTTTCAAATGGAGTTCACATGACTGGGACTTGGTTTCGATGGGAAAAACACGGGGCAAATACATGGATTCACACATTGATCCAGAAAACAACACAAAATTATGGGCGGTTTCACACTATTTCCCAGCAATTCACGCACCCCCTTTGCCACCCTTGGCCAACCCACAGCCCATTTGATCGAAACCAGGCCTAATAACAGCCACCCTTGGCTTCACAGACTTGCGCCCATGCACATGCCCCCATAATGGAGAGCTTCACAGCCCCAGGGATGGTTCACAATATGGCATTTGAATTTGCCTTGGGGGTGCTGCACAAAAAGAAACGGGATTTCACATTAGGTGCTTCACAGTGGCTGCACACGGAAAAAGGGTGACTATCACGGGACTATGCACGGATGGGTTCACAATCACCGTCACAATAGCCTCACGGAAGCTGTGAGTTGTCTGTGGGTTTGCTTCACACTTTGCCCCACAAGTTGGATCAATGGACAACAAGCCATAGCATGTGCTTCACAGTCTGCCTCACATGGCTTGTGTAAGCGCTTCACAGTCTGCCTCACATGGCTTGTGTAGGTGCTTCACAGTCTGCCTCACATGGTTTGCGATGATGCTTCACAGTTTGCTTCACATGGCTTGTGTAGGTGCTTCACAGTTTGCTTCACAGTTTGCTTCACATGGCTTGTGTAGGTGCTTCACAGTTTGTCCGGCAAATGTGAGATTGCGCAGATAGATAGGTCATGAAAACATTCAAACAGTTCATGGAGGATGAGGAGAGAAAGCTGGTGGTCCAGGGTGTTCTGGTCGAAGACATGCAGGACAAGCTCCGAAGACTACTTAGCCAGATAGCCTCAGCGACAACGGCAGCTGGAGTGGTGTCACTGAGCCAATCTGCTGGAATAGACCTTGACCAGCTAGACCAAATGGGGATTGGCATAGGCGAAATCATGGAGTTCCTCAAGAGGGCAAGGTTGACGGTTGATCAATTCAAGATACTGAGCTCCTTGAGGGATGATCTTAAGCTGCGACTCAGAGACCAATGCTTCTCAGACCTTTCAAAGTTCAAAGGCACGACCAGATGGCTGGATGAAAAGGGAAAGAGCATAGATGCCTGCAAAAAGTATTGCGACATGACCAAGGATGAAAAAGCGTGTAGCAAGTCTGGGAGCACGGTATACAACTTTGGAAGATACAAGAGGGTTGCAAGGAACCCATTCGCAAGAAGGTATTAGCATTAATGCAACCTTTCCAGAGAACACATCAAATTGGGCCTCACGCTGGCTGTGAAGGATCTCCTAATATATCTCTATTAGGACTTTCTTCACATAATTTGATGGTTCCATCCTCTGAACCAGAGGTAGAGGTGGCGGTAAGCACTACCCGAAGGGTGGAATCATCAGCTGGTCCACACCTTAAGTGACGGCATGTGGCCATTGTTGGGCATGGTAAAAAAAAGTTTTTTTAGAATTACAGTAAACTTTCCCCTTCTCGGGCGAATAAGAATGTGTGATTTGTAAGAAATGACCCAAGGAGTTCCCCATGAGCGAGCCAACTGACTGCCCATCTTGTCCATTCTGCGCCTTCCTCCAGAGGTTCATCCATGAATTTGAGTTCTGTGGCTTTTACGACACATTCTCCGTGGACGAGAACAACTATTACTGCTTGGATCCAGTCAAGTACCTTTCCGAGGAGATTGGGGTGTTGCCGACCATCGAAAGCATAGTTGCGGTGCAAAATTACAACCAGTTGCTGATGTGCCATGAGCTGCTGACATGCCATCTGAGGCATGACCACAATTACGAATTCCCAGTGGTCTGGATCTGGCGCTTCTCGTCAGACTGGAAGCTTAGGTTGAAGTATTTCCTTGGGGAGATGGAGCTTTTGATGCCGAGCGTGCATTGCGTGGACAGTGATCTCATCCATATCAACTACGAAAGGTCAAATATAGCCGACTGCAACTACTACATCGAGCCGATAAACCAGGTTGCGGCAAACTGCGTGATGGTCTGAGATGGATTCCGCTATACTTCTGGCGGTTTTGGGGTAGGATGCTGCGTGATCCAAGAGGCAAGGAGCATTTATGTGGAATCTGGCCAACGAGCAGAAGTTCATCAAGGGTCCATTGGCGGAGCTGCTGGTGGAGTCCGCCCACCTGCGACTCAAGCGGATGGTACTCCCAGAGTCTCGGCACTTACACATTTTATGGTAAGCCAGCTAAATATTGGGTCGATGAAATTGAATATATAAGTAAGAAGTAGTTGTATCCCATAAGGGTAAAAACCTTATAAATCTCCGAGGAATTTGCAATGTTTGTATTTACGGACAATGAACTAAAGAACTGGAAAAAGGAATGCAAGACCAAGATCCGTGAGCTAAAGAGCGAAATTCTTAAGCTAAGGCATAGGATCATGGAAATACATAGTCAGGAGAGACTGAGAAAGGAAAACAAGCTGACTAGGCGTAATTTGACGCAAGTCTGTAAGAAGTATGGACTTACGCTAGCCCATGATAGGCAAAGAGATACATACATGGTGGGCATAAGTGATAAGAATATAGCCAAGCATTTTGGTGGGGTTAATCCCCTTACTGATATGCTAAGTATCTACTACGACCCCCATATACTACTAAAAGACATAGAGGACAAGGTACTACCACTAGTGTCTAAGAATGTATAGTTGGCAGGACGCAGAATGTATAGAAATACGCAGTTTTGATGCAAAAATAGCGTAAATATTTGAATAATCGAGTGTTTTTAATTGATTTAACTTGTTATCTGACAAGGATGGGCCGATGTAGAATGGCTTGCCGTTGTTCCAATCTGGGCTGTCGGTGAAGTATCCCTTTGGCTGGTAGGTGGCCTTGAGCCCCTGGATTGGGGTGATGAGTGGGTTCTCGAATGTGTTTGGGAAGCCGAACTGCCTTGCGGTGAAGTCAATTGCGTCATTGTTGACGACTGGCATGATGTGTGCGTCGCCTTGGCCGCCCTTGCCGCCCATTTCTGGGTGTTTCTTGATCATTTCCGGGCTTGGCGGCACAAGCAGCAGCACCCTTGCCTTGATGCCGTTCTGTCCTGCCCAGTTGATGAATGCCCTTGTGACGGTCTTGCAGTCCATGTGTGCGACCCTCTTGCCGGCATCGCTGGAAAGGAAGTTGGAGACGGCACTCTGGGTCTCCATGCCCTGCAGGAATTCCATGAATGTTATCATTTCTGTTCCTTTCCCAGTAAATCTTGGATTCTTTTGACTAAAGTTTTGAAGTTCATTCGCCCCATGGCCTTGGCAAGTTTGATGGCCTTGGTGCGGGTGTCCCAGATGCTAACATCCATGAAGGTTCTCCCGTTGTGCTCACTGACTGTGAATAGGCCACTGTCAAGCAACATCTTGAGGGTTATGTCACTGAGCTTCTCCTTGGGAATCTCAGATCCTCTCAAGCGGGAAAACATGTCCAAGTTTTTCTCGATCAGCTTGACATTTTGTGCCCAGTAAGAGTCCCTCAGTATGTTCCTAACCTTTTCATCGGTGATATCTGGTTCAAGTATTGTGGCAATGTTGTACCCACGATCCTCCGACTTCTCGCCTATGACACCGGCATCCAAGAGGGCGATGTATTCTGGACTGTCGCTGTATGGGGTTTGGCCATCCTTGAGCATTTTGGTGATTGGGTGTTCGGTCATGGGGACATCCTCGAACTTGACCCACCTCTTGGAACCTTCTATGTCCTTGCGCATTACCCATGGCTGTATTCTGCCTGGTTGTATTCTGCCACGATAGGCAAGGGTCGAGGATATGTCAACCGATGCTTGGGCGGTTGGAACCTTAGTGTCCTCATCGGGTGCCAGTTTATCGGGATCCAATCCAGTGGTATCAATCCGAATGATAAGTGGTTCTCCGCCATGTTTTTTTGCTGCTTGGATGGCCGCCTCACGAGTGGCTGCGTCTGGGTCTGTGGCAAGGTAAACAAGGTCGTCGTGGCTGAGAGCATAGACATTGGTCGAGCCATATGATCCTGAGGATCCCGTGACACTCCTTGGCTGTAGTCCCTTCTGCTTGATCCCATCATACCAAAGGTTTGTCGATGTGCCGTGGTAGAAGTGCTTGGGCATCTTGTTGGCAAGTCGGATTTCGGGCCTGCTCATCCAGTATGCCACGGTTCTGTGTTTATTCTTCGCCCCCTTCATGTGGCCTGCTTGGAAGTAATGCTCCACGGAGTAGCTGTCTATGTCGGTGTACTTGCTCCTGAGGGCATTAATGATCTGACGGAATTCCTTGGATTGTGGGCTGAGCTTTTGTAGTTGGATGGTTTTCCAACCCAAGACAAAGTGTGGCTTATTGGTCTTATAGTCGTAAGGAACGACATTGCCTTTGTTGTCCAAGGTCAGATGGATGTTTCGATTGATATATGGACGACCGTCATCAGTCTTGTACTTTTCAAGGCTGGTGACCTTTGGATCAAGGATTGCCTCCTTGATTTGTAGCCACTCCTTGAACCTCCAGTACATAGTTTTTGCGGTTGGTGATGACAGGGTGTAGTCCATGTGTCGTCCCTTGTTGTGCACAAAGTCATTCTTGCGATAGAATCGCTCAAGTGCACCCTTCTTGCCGGATTCATGCTCTGGACTGAGGACGATTGGCTTGCCAACCTTGGCTGCGTAATCTTTGATCATGCGGATTATATCGGTTCCGACCCCGGCATTGCGCTTGTCTGGCTGGACATTGATCTTCCTCAACTCGATGCGGTCTTTGGACTCATGCGCCTCAACCTCGGCTGACTTGTGTTTGGAACGGATCTGGTCAAGAACTTCTTCCATGTTATGATCTCTTGTACCTGTAGGTTATGTAGGCGCTTGCGTCGAAGTTGTCATTCCATATCAGCGCATTGACACTCTCCCGTGTCCTCTCGATTGTGGCCTCGAATGGGATGAACTCCAGGGCCTTTTCCTCGAGGTCCTTGGCCATCTCATGGAGCATGTACTTCGTGTACTTGTCGAATGTGGGCTTGTCCTTCTCCCAGCCCCTCTGCAGTGGGAAGTACTCTGGGTCGAGCTTCTTGCCATCTGGCCTCTCTGGGTGGTAGTGCTTGTAGTACTCTACATTCTGGCCAAGCATTGATGCCTTGATGTGGTACCACACATAGTCGGACATGTCGCCCTTGTCAAGGGTGTGCCAGAGCTCATCTGGCCTTACGCCAAGTGGCTTCCAGAGGTCGCTTCCTGACATCTTCAGCGTTGCGTGGATCCTCTCATCGATGGTCTCAACCGGGAGCTTCCACTCGACGCTGATGACAATCTCGCCTGTTGGGGCGAAGCTGGGATCATCGACCTCCTCATCGGGCAGGTGCTCCTTGAGGTCAATTTCCGGCTTGGTCTTGAATATCATCTCGAATATCTTGTTCTTTATCTTCCTTGCGAATGGGCTTGTGTTGCACCATTCCGTGAGCTGCCTGTCAAACCTTGACAGCTTGTCCCACTCCCACTCCCCATCGTCATCGCCGCCACCGCCGTCCCCGGTGTCTATGTCATCGATGCCGCCGCCGCCGGACTTGAGGGTTGGCGTGCCGGCCTTGGTGGCCATGCTCTCCAGGAATTCCTTGAATGTGATCATGCTTTTATCTATGGTGAAATCTAGATAATCCATGGCGAACATCATTGGTTTTTTTGAGTGGCTTGGTCGCAGGGATGGAGCTCTTCCGCCCTTGCCTGGTGAGCATCCGATTCCGTCTGGCCATGTGAGGTTGTACCATCAGACCGATCCATCGAATGTGGATTCCATACTTGCGCATGGCTTGGGGAAATCGCACTCAAAAGGTGCCAATTTTGATGAGCCATCCGTCATATGGGCTGGCAGGGAGCCGTTCTATGGTGGCGTCTATGGCGATGGTGTCGCAACGGTGGAGTTTTCGGTTCCGAAGATCCAGTTTGATGCGCCCGACAAGCTCCGTGTTGACACGGTGCCTCCTGAGTCCATCATTGCGGTGCACCTGAACTGGCATGGGATAGCCCGCCAGTTGATTAGGGACTACCCCGATGATGCCGATTATGTCCGTGGCTTTGCGGACATAGACAACGACCACAGGATGGCGGTCGATGCGTATCTGAGGCACATGGGCAAGGCTTGATTACTTTACTCTTATCACCGAGTCTGTTTCATTTCTCCACTCGTCGCCGACCTCGGCATGTGGTGCCCAGTCCGCCAGGGTTTTGCCATCATAGTCTGTGTCGTCCGAGAATGAGTTGATGGACAAGAGGTCGCTTAGGCTTCGTTTGGTGGAATAGCCACGGCCTGTCTTGTCCCTGACCTTGAACATCCTTGAGTTGCCGCTCATCTGGCCAATAACGCTCTCCATCCACTTCTGGTCGCTGATTGGATTCTGGTCTGTGTAGTGTGACATGATATCTCCTTTATGGTTAATCTGGTGTTACTGTTTATTCGTAGCCTGGTGGCAGTGGTGGAAGCTGGCCCTTGGGTACGACTGGGTGGTTGTATGGGTTTTCTGGGTCTTGTTGGCTTTGTTTGGCGCTTGCCGATATCTCTTTATAAAGACCAACAATTTTGCTTCTTGCTTGCGCTGATGTTTTTGGGGCCAGCTTGGCGAGCATGATGCTGAGCTGGTTCAGGAAGTTCTGCATCCCGGCATGGTCATCTGGCTGGAAGGCATATGCTGTGTAGGCAAGAACCTCCTTCAGCTTGTCATGGAACCTCAACTTTGCGTCAAGAATTTCCTCGCCGACACCCTCATTGACCCTTAGGCTTATCTGTCCAAGCAGGCTCTCCATCCACTTATGGTCGCTGATCGGCTTCTGGTTTGTGTAGTGTGACATGCGTTCCTTTCGGTTGTTTACCTATCTAGTGTGACACTTGATATTTTGGGGGTTTTATGATGTCAGTGGTGGTGCCATACAGGGGAAGGCCGAGCCACCTCGAGAGTTTCCTTGTGGAGATCCAGGCCAAGGGTGGCGTGCCGCTTGCGGTCATGGTCGTGGAGCAGTACGGGTCTGGCCTGTTCAACAAGGGCAGGCTGTGCAACATCGGCTTCGACATGACAAGGGGTTCGGCGGACTACTTCTGCTTCCACGATGTTGACATGATGCCGGTGGATGTTGACTACTCGATGCCGGGCTGCGTGATGCACCTTGCCACCAGGGCGTCGCAGTTCTCGTACAAGATGCCTGGGGCGAACTACTTTGGTGGCGTGAACCTGTTCAGGCGTTGTGACTTCGAGGCTGTGAACGGCTTCAGCAATGGCTATCTTGGATGGGGATGCGAGGATGATGACCTGCGCAAGCGTGTTCTGCGGCATGGGCTTGTTGTTGGGTCACGGGAGTGTGTGTTTGAGTGCCTCCCCCATGACAGGACAAGGGACGAGGATGCGTACAGGAGGAACTATGAGAGACTGTGTCGTGATTATGACTACTCAGCCGATGGTCTGTCATCGCTACGCTATAAGGTTCTTGAAATTAAAGATATCAATGGGTATGCAAAGCTGGCTCTAGTTGATGGTTTAGACTGACTCCAGCTCCTTGAGCATTCGTGTGGCAAGGTCTCTTGGCATCTTCTCAGACAAATCCTTGAGATGGCTCAGCATACCCTCTGGGTCGCCCTCGCCGTGCCATGGCTGGAACTCTGGGACTTCGCTCTCATCTTGGTAATCAGGATGTTTGTATTCGCCCTTGGCTATTCTTTGAGCCATGGTCGAGAAGTATTTTTTTGCAATCAATATTATCTTCTCTTCCCTCTTCCAGTTTTTCTCAAGCTCATCTGGCTCATCAGTTTCATCGGAGTGGCTCTCAAGGGTTGGCCTCTGTGGCTTGCCTCCAATTTGCCTCAAGACGCTGTCCATCCAGGCCTGCTCGCTGATCGGGTTTTGGTCTGTGTAATGTGACATGGTCTCTCCTATTTTTTTTTATATATGGCGCCTATCGGTTTTTCACCCCAGTTTCTCACGCCATATCTTGGCGTCCTTCCTGACATCCTGGTTGTACTTGCTCCAGTTCAGGAGGTGGCCGAAGAGGAAGTGGCAGTTGAGTGTCCTGTTCTGGCAGAGCACAATGAAGTTGGTTTCATCCAGTTCCCTTTCGCCATCTACATGCACGGGTACGACATGGTGCACGGCCAAATTCTCGGTGCTGCCACAAGCTGCGCAGCATGGGTTTGACTCCAGGAAGGCGTCCCTTTTCTTTCTCCACTTGCCGCTTCTGACGCAGAAGATTGCCCTCCGCTCCTCGGCTGAGAGCAGACCTACGCCTTGGCCTCCAAAGAGCCAGTTCCAGAATTTCCTGATCATGAGCCTATTTAGGGTCAATGATCGGAGTTTATGGCATAGATAGGTCATGAGATTCAAAGATTGGATGATATCCGAGAGCTCCAAGGGCATAGTGTCACTGGCCTACCCGGCGGTTGTCGCAAAGATATTCAACCGCAACCTTGGCAAGCATGCGCAGCTGATGGCGAAGTGGTACCGTGACTACATGTGGCCGAAAGATGAGTTCCCAAGGAACTGGTGGCACCAGGCTCACTGGTCAGCAAGGGGCAACATCACCATATCTGACTACACGGACCTATACGATGCCGCAACCGACGAGGCATCCTACAACAAAATGCTTCGGCAACTGGGGATTGAGTTGGATGGAGGCAGTGAGTTCAACAGCGAGGAAAAGCGCAAGAGAATAGAGATGCTGATCGAGCATGACATCATGGGCAGCTCGTTCTTCAACAACAGCCTTGTGCGCAAGATACTATCCGGCGAGATCCGTGACCTGTCGCCATACAAGAACCTTCGCTTTGGCGATGCCCAGATGAGCCTTGAGAAGAAGATGATGTTCTCCGGCATGAAAACGGTCAAGTCGTACGAGGATGGATACAAGTGGATTGATGTTGGGTCGAAGTGCAGTTACATTGGCAGGGAGATGAGGAACTGCGGCAGGGCCCTCTCAGTCTACGGCGACCAAGACAAGACAATACTTGTGCTTTTCGACGGCAATGAAAAGCCGCACATACTGGTCACATATCTCCCCAACGACAGGGTCATAACCGCAGACGAGGGTGTTGGGAGCTCTGAGCCCAAGGAGAAGTACCATGGCTACATACTTGACCTCGCCAGCCACCTCGGCGCAGAGTATGACATCCACCACGCAAAGTCCAATACCTTGAGGGGCAAGTACCTGCTGTCACGCCTTGGGGCGAATTTTGAGAAGCTGCCAATCGAGGACACATTTTATGTGTACCATGTTTTTGAGGTTGGTGGCCGCAAGTTTTACACGAACGGATATACTGTCGTGCCCGCCGAGGATGTCGACAGGGTTGGGGCAGCCATTGGCGATGGCAGCCTCGTTCTGTCTGGCGTGAAGAAAGGGCGGATTCCACTCAATGAACTGATAAAGCTGGTCATGTCACGGGCTCACGCCAGAAACCTTGAGGATTTTGGGGTAAGGTACCAATCGCTTGAATCCATGCCAAGGGCTGGGGCTTAGATCACTTGAAACCTGCCAGCCCGGCCTTTATGAGCCCGCCAGCAATGATTAGACCAAGCCCCAGTGGCGCAGACAGCAATCCCCACAGCATGCCAATGGCGGCTGCGCCGCTCCTGTCGCCTCCAAATAAGGCGATGACCAGAAGTTCATCTGGAACGATCATGAACGGCAGTATCCATAGGATGAGGAAAGCCCCAGAGATGACAAGGATGTTTGCCAGTATGTTGAGTGCCCTCCTCATGGCCTGCACTCCATCTGTATCCTCTGTGCGATCCATCGCATGACTGGGACGGCCATTGAGTTGCCGAGTGCCTTGTACCTTGGGCCATCTGGGCATTTATCCGCCGGCCTTTTCCTGTAGCTTATGCGTGTGTAATCATCAGGGAACCCCTGGAGCCGCTCATACTCGACTGGGGTCATCTTGCGCACCACCATTGGGAGTGAGCTGTCTGATGGCACGCCGACCACGGTGCACCTGCCATCGCTGAGATCCTGGTTGCCAACGCCCTTGTAGTCCCTTGCCATGAGGCAGCCTGCTATTTGCTTTCCGTTGGGTGGCACCCACTTGATGTCTGCTGGCGCAGCGCCGTCAGGAGTGGCTCCTGTATCTGTATGTTTCGCTTTGCCGCTCTGTCCAGCATCCCCCGGCACGCCTTCTGGCTCAAGTAGTATCTTGCAAGGTGACTTCCAGTCTCCAAGGCATCCGAGAGCAAAGACTCTTCTGCGCCGCTGGGGAACTCCGAAACCGGAAGCATCCAGCACTCTGTAGGCGACACCATACCCGAGCTGAGCCAGCGACCAGAGGAGGGTTCCAAAATCCCGTCCTCCACTGCTGGAAAGGGCACCTGGCACATTTTCCCAGAGGACATATCTTGGCCGTTCCCTGGAAACGACCTCAAGAAATCTGAGCATGAGTCCGCCCCTTGGGTCTGACAGCCCTCTCCTGAGGCCTGCGACTGAAAAAGCCTGACAGGGGGTTCCTGCGACGATGAGGTCTGGCTTGATTGATGGCCATTTTCCGTGTTCATTGAGGTCTCCTAGGTTTGGCACTGCTGGGTGCCTTTGGGAAAGAAGTTGACAGCAGAATGGGTCAACCTCGGCAACGGCTGCTGTCTCCCAGCCAAGCGGGTTCCATGCGACGCTTGCGGCCTCGATGCCAGAGCACAAAGATAGGAATCTCATCGCAAGCATCCTCCCTCAAACATGTTGATCCTGTGGGCGATCCAGTGCATGACCGGCACAGCCATTGAGTTGCCGAGCGCCCTATAGCGAACACCATGAGGGCAGGATTCTGGTGGCCTGCCACGGTAGCTTATCTGTGTGTAATTGTCTGGCAGCCCCATGAGCCTCTCGCATTCCACTGGTGTGAGCTTTCGTATTGGCCTTGTGGATATGATTGGCTTGTCGCAATTCCTCGTGAGTGAAGGGCATAGTTCATAGGAGTACTCGGAATTAGCCTGTCCAGTGGCCCGGCATATCAGACCTTTCTTCTTGGTCTTGCGACCTCGAGAAGGGCCTCCTCCATTGGCTTTGGTATCCTCTTCCCATGCCTCCCTGCTCGGTTTAAAATCCCCATACATCCCCTCTGGCTCAAGTAGTATTTTTGAGGAATGTCGCCAGTCTCCAGAATGTCTGAGAGATACACCAAGGACAAAAACCCTCCTCCTTCGCTGGGCCACTCCGAGCCACTGAGAGTCCAACACTCTGTAGGTGACACTATACCCGAGTTGAGCCAGCGACCAGAGGAGGGTTCCAAAATCCCGTCCTCGGTTAGAGGAAAGAACACCTGGAACATTCTCCCAGAGGACATATCTTGGCCGTTCCCTGGAAACGACCTCAAGAAATCTGAGCATGAGGCCTCCCCTTGGGTCGGAGAGACCATTCCTGAGCCCTGCGACTGAAAAGGCTTGACAAGGGGTTCCTGCAACGATGAGGTCTGGCTTGAGTTTCGGCCATTTTTTTTGGCCATTGATGTCTCCTAGGTTTTTTACTGTTGGGTACCTCTGCTCCAGTAGTGCGTTGCAGAATGGGTCAACCTCGGCAACGGCTGCTGTCTCCCAGCCAAGCGGGTTCCATGCGACGCTTGCAGCCTCGATGCCAGAGCATAGTGATAGGAATATCATGCTAGATGCTTCCCTCCTCCAGCATCTGTATCCTCTGTGCGATCCAGCGCATGACCGGCACAGCCATTGAGTTGCCGAGAGCCTTGTATCTTGGACCCTCTGGGCACCTTTCGGATGGCTTCTTCCTGTAGCTTATGCGTGTGTAATCATCAGGGAACCCCTGGAGCCTTTCGCAGTCTATTGGGGTAAGCCTTCGCACGGCAAGGTTTGATATGTCAATTGAACCGATGGATTTGTCGGAGCTGCCGAGGTGTCCCCTTGGCACAAGTTCTCCATTTGTGAGGCATGGCACAACATGCCCATTTGCCATTGTCTGGTGGGTCAGCTTTTGTCCGCCACATTCCGAGTCGAGACATCCTGCAATATCTGGAACAAGGCCGGCGGGAGCTGCCGTGCTCTTTTTTCCGACCTTCTCAGTATCCCCTGGCATGCCTTCTGGCTCAAAAAGTACTTTGCAAGGTGACTTCCAGTCTCCAAGGCATCCGAGAGCAAAGACTCTTCTGCGTCGCTGGGGAACTCCGAAGCCTGCAGCGTCAAGCACTCTGTAGGCGACACCATACCCGAGTTGAGCCAGCGACCAGAGGAGGGTTCCAAAATCCCGTCCTCGGTTAGAGGTAAGGACACCTGCGACATTCTCCCAGAGGACATATCTTGGTCGCTCCCTAGAAATGACCTCAAGAAATCTGAGCATGAGTCCGCCCCTTGGGTCGGACAGTCCCCTCCTGAGCCCTGCGACTGAAAAGGCTTGACAGGGGGTTCCTGCGACGATGAGGTCTGGCTTGAGTTTCGGCCATTTTTCGTGCTCATTTAAGTTTCCTAGGTTCTGTGCGCCTGGGTGTCTTTGGGAAAGAAGTTCACAGCAAAATGGCTCGATCTCGGATACTGCGGTCGTCTCCCAGCCGAGTGGATTCCATGCGACACTTGCAGCCTCGATGCCAGAGCACAAAGATAGGAATCTCATTTTCATCTAAGTTATTTGAGTGCCATTTTTCAAAAAAACATTGATTGACCACAAGTGATAGAAACTTTTAACATGGTTTTCAAGCCATTGTCAAGTGATGATAATTTCACAAAATTTCTTTGTGGTACAAAAAAATAAGCATGACATTTGAAAAATTCAATGAATCATTGGATGGCACAAATTTTATATGCCGACAGAGTATGTGTTTCCAGATTGCAGTTTTGATTTGCAAATAGTGAAAGATGAGAACCCAATCAGTGAAATGGAGTTTGTCTTGAATATCATCTATATTTCCTTATTCCAATTGTCAGAAAAAAATTCAAAATTTAAAGCTGAAAAAGAAAAAGGTTTATTCATTATCAGTGACCTTACATATGCGTAAGAAGACCAATAACTTTTAGTGCCATAACTATACATATTCAGTGACCAACATTCGGCTCTAGAAAAACTGTTTGTTTTAAGGATCATGATATTGTCCAACATAATGACCTATGAAAAATCATATTGCCCCATCTATACTAAAAAACAAAAAAACGAGTGACTTTAAGGTCATGGCTTAGTCCAACATTTACATTTCTTGCTATGTGCAGTAAACAGCAGAGACTTCCTGGCATTCTGCCATTTGGAGAATGAAAACCATCTTTCAAAAAGTCTCACTCCTGATTTGCTTATTTTCAAAATCATACATTCAACTCCAACACTTGCATCTATAACCATTTTTCAAGTTAGATGAATTCCAAGACAACAATGCGCCATTCCAGCAGTGTGAAAATGAATAAGACCTAGAGAATGAGCCAAAGATGGCAACATCATGATAGAGAACTTTCATATGTCATTCACCCAATTCCTAGATGCAACAATTGTAAACCTGGAAAAACACTTGGCGTGCGAGATTCCCAAAATCATCGACCTGGACAGCCAGAAGGATGATGTGTGATAATTTTGACGCCAATGGTTTGACTTGAAGTTGCCCCAGGAACTTGGGCGCCTGTTAGACCAACACTCTATGTTCGAGTTGCTGTTTGCTTTTGTTATCATTGGTTGCTCACATTAAAACCACCCAGGCAAATGATCTGGAGAAGCCATTTTTCCAGTTTGAACAATGCGATCGGCCGCTTGGCCAGCTCCTTGTGCATTGGTAGGCCAAGGACTGCGTCCATTGGTGCGAGAATGGCCTCCACCTTTCATCCGACCAACATGATGTGTCATCGGCACGGTTCGTTCTGTGCATCATGGGTCATAAGCCCTCCTTGAAGCAAGCGCTTCTTGTCTTGAAAAAAAGACCAAGGTTTGACTCTTGGCAGCCAAAACTGGACCAGTTGATGCTTTTCTTGCCGCAGAGTCGGGATAGGAACTCCCTGGCAACGAGGGAATTATTGTAGGATCTTGACCAGGACTGGGAGCCATTATTTTTCCTTGTGATCATGGCTTCTTCTTCTTGAGTGGGTTCTTGTTGAAGACATCATACAGCTTCTTGCCAAGCTTGCTTAAGCCCTTCACGGACTTGCAGTGTTCAGTTGTGTCAAATATCTCAATTTCAGATATTTCATGCCTGATTGTGGGGACAAACCTGTACGCCTTGGCGGCATTTTCCTTAAGGCATGGGTCACAGATGTATATCTCCAGCATGTCGGTTGGGCTGTCAAAAACCGTGCTGCCATAGTTCCCTGGCGTCTGCCAGGCCGTGGCATTGTCTGGTGGGGACTGGAAGCCCTTGCCCAGTGACTTTAACTTTTTGCCACATCGAAAGCACTCTCTCTTCATGATATCTCCTTTCCCTCGATTGTAACATGGATTTGTTGCCAGTGTCAATTTTGCGGTAAAATTGAATATATAGGCCATGGTGACTTTCTTTGAGTTTGTTGAGATACTGAGGCTTGAGGCCGCCGAAATAGCACGGGATCTTGGCGAGTTCAAGATCATCCATGACGGCATGGGAGATTACCACAGCAGCTTCTCCCATGCGTCAACGCCAATAACCGTCTATTTCAAAAAGAAGGCCATGAGGGAGCCATCCTTTTCCAAGGATGAATCTGGCAAGCCAACACTGGAAAGGCTAAGTGGTTATGAGATAACATTCAAGGGTCTTAAGGACTTTGAGCCGACTGGGGAGGCTGGTGGCGATGCATTCTCCATTTACGGCAAGGTGCTCGCTGTGGTGAAGAAATTCTTGGATGAGATGGCAACAAAGAAGCCAAACCCCGTTGAGTTCATCACATTCACTGGGTTTGACCCAAGGATGAGCTTGATCTACGAGAGGTTTGTGAGGAAGCACCTTGGCGGGATGTACACCAGAGTTGACCCAGAGCATCTGGTGAGGAATGATGTGGTCAATGCCGCCAGGTCAATGACGCAGGGTGCGTCTGACAAGGCAATACAAGTTGGTCAAGATAGCCATGTTGGCTACCTTGACCAGATAAGACAGGCCAAGGGGAGCCAGGCTGCGCTGCAGCTCCTCAAGGCGCCAGAGGCGGAGAAGTCAGTGCCTTGGTATATGGTCAGGACAGCGCAACATCAACAACCAACGAAAGGAAAGAGAAATGTACGACAGGAACAACCAGCACTATAAAAGGTATCTCGCCGGGATCATCACTGAGAGCCAGTACTTTGCCATCATCGAGGCAGATGCGGCAGGGGCGGCTCCAGCTCAGCCTGGTGCGGTTCCAGCTGCGCCAGCGGCTCCAGCTGCGGCTCCAGCCAGCAAGGACATCAACACGGTTGCGGCCTCAATGCAATTTTTGCCAACAACCAAAAAGAAGCTCACCTACAACTTTGTCGAGAGCGACAGTGAGATGCCAGCCATGACATATGCCGTCGCAAAAGAGAAAAAGCCAGTGGTGACAGTAACCGCCGATGGCAAGGAAACACAAAATGTGGCAGAGCCGAATGACATAATCATGAGCGGTCCATCAAGGGAGAACTATGTCGTAAAGGCCGCAAAGTTCCCAAAGATGTACACAGGGAGCGTTGGAAGCCCAGTTGTCCCAGAGCAGAGCCCAAGAATGGTTTCTGTGTATGCTGGGCAGGAGCCAATTAACTTCAAGGCCTCCTGGGGTGAAGACATGGTGCTCAAGCCGGGCGACTACTTGGTCAAGGAAGCCGAGGGCAAGTTTTACAGAATTGCCAAGAAGGAATATGAGATAACATACAATCCTCCAGGCAAGCAGGGCTAACCATAGGTTGCGGTCTCTTGCCTCTTGACTGGACATGGGGCAAGAGACTCATTCAATGACTTTAAAGCAGCCTTCGCATCACACATATCCAAGAAGTTATCATATCCATCGATCAAATCACAATACTTACCCTGCCTGGGGTTGTATTCCTTCCGATATCGAACGCCTTTTTTCAAGTCCATCACAAAGAACTTGTTGCAAAGAATGGAAAAACCCAAGACAATGGCATTGGAATCAACCAACTTTTTCAATTTGTCATGACGGAAATGTATCCTTCCAAGATCCACCCAGTATGAACCCCAGTCGACCATCAACTCAACCGGTCTTTCCAGCAGCTTGAAATCGGTCAGATTGCTTATTTTCCCAGTCGGCAAAAATTCCCTATCACTGTCCGACCCAGACAACTCCAAGCTAAAAACATCTGCGATCACATCCTCAATGAGCCAGCCAAGCACAAGCTCCGATCCATACTCCGATGCAGACCTTTTGTCACGGTGCTTTATGTTCAGCATTTTATTCACATAAGAAAACTCTTCCTCATTGAGGCTGTTGGTCAACAGCCCCCTGAACAACTTGAACTTGTCTAGGCTTGTGCCAGAGAAGAAACGGCCACGATATCTCACAAAATAGTCCAACAAGTTCAAACCCTCCTTGGCACAAAATCCATGGAGCAGTCTCAATTTCTCTTTAATCATGGCAATCACCTAAATGGTCAACAGCAGCCTCTCCCCTCGCAGCAACTCTTGACGCTGTTGATGCCGCATTTGTCTGGGGCTAGGCAGTCCGTCTTCTGGTATGCGAGTTCTATATCCAAAAAGCCATCATTGGTGGAGCAGGAAATGGCGTTGAAAATCACGGCATGTGAGCTTCCATACTCAACATCCACAGCAAGGCAGTCATCGAGTTTTAGATCACCAGACAAAGAGAAAATGTGCAGCAGCTTTGATGCGTCAACCCTGTGGTCATAGTCATCGGCCACAAAAAGCTGAATCAGGCAACTTTCACGCTTCCTTCTGGTTCCACCACAATCGATGAAGTCCTTTGAGAGCCTGCCTATCTCCGTGACATGGAAGTGGCTTTCAACATAGCGCCTTCCAGGCAGCTTTAGTCTGATTTGGGATTTTTCATTGGATCTGAGCAAAGACATCAAGCTTGCTAAATTCATGTTGCCTCCAGTTAAATCATTGCAACCACATGAGCTGCATATTCGACATTATAAGTCATTGCTCCAGCTGAAGGACATGCCGATGTCAAGATTTCCAATTCTTGACGAGCATATGGTCATGTTGCTTGTGAATGGTGCACATCTATGTTTTTGTCCAAAATTAGTGGAGCCAGTGCCGCTACTTTCAAATGTGTAGCTTTTGAATCTCTCAAACACAATGTCCACCATGAACCTAAAAGCGGCCGATTTCAATGGCATGCTCACGATTTAACCCCTAACAGAACAGACAATATGGCCTGGACAACAGGAACTGCAATGCTGTTTCCTGCCTGCTTATAAAGCTTGACATCGGTATTGCTGCCAGACCAAACGGCAGCCTCAAAGTCAGAATCATCAAAACCCATGAGTCTATAGCACTCCCTTGGGGTGAGCCTCCTGATGTGGCCATCTATGAGGTAGAGGCCAGTCTTGGCGCCCCAGCCGCCACCATTCCCGCATAGGGTTACCGATGTCCCGTTTTGGCTGTAGACCCTGTCGCACTGCCTGTTCTTGCCAAGGTATCCTATTTGTATAAGTCGGTTTTCTGGCTTTGGTTCATCAACACCGAACCTTGACTCCATGAAGCTGTCAACTTTTGGTGACTTTATCCTGTATCTTTCTGGGGCTTCCTCGAGAAGGTTTGCGAGGCTTGCCATGGATGGCCTTGGTGGAGGGAAGGAAAAGTCACCACCTCCAAGGCGACTTACTATGAAAACCCTCTCCCTGTTCTGTGGCACACCATAGTCCTTTGCGTTGAGAACCGCCCAGCTTGATGTGTATCCAAGGTTTGAAAGGTCTGAAAGCAATGTGTCGAACTTGTCCTTGTATTTTTTGCCGACCAAGTTTTTGACATTCTCGATGATGGAGTACTTTGGCCTCTTGGCATCAAGGATGCGAAGGCCATGCTGGTACAGCCCTGACCTAGTGCCCTCGCCAAGTCCTTGGTGCTGCCCGGCAACCGATATGTCCTGGCATGGGAAGCCCCATGTCATGAGGTCACAGTCTGGGATGCTGGCAACATTGACGACTGATATGTCACCAATGTTTTTCAGCTTGTCCATGTTGTGCATGGCACAGTATGCGTTCTCCGCATCTATGTCAATCTCACTGAAGGCCACAGTCTCATGGTCAATCGCAAGATTGCGCATGGCCTTCTCAAAGGCGCCTATTCCACTGAAAAGACTAAGAAGTTTGATCACTTGATCATTTTCCCTTGATCTGAAATATCTGTCAAACTTTTGACACCAATTTAATCCAACTTCCATCTAAGAACTTTTGGTCTGGCGATCCGATCATTTCATCAACTGCCTTTATTACTTCTTCATGGCCACGACTGTAATCATGACCGCCTAAAAAACCGCCATTTTTTATCAATGGCAGGTAATTTGAGATGTCTTTTTTTACTTGTTCATATCTGTGAATTCCGTCTATGTAGACAAAATCAAAATGATTTATTTTCAGAGAAGACACAGCATCGTCAGACTTTTTTCTTACATGACTTATGTTTTTAAACTTGTGTATGTTTGATTTAAACTTTTCATAAACAACAGCCAATGGTGCAAATTTGCATGCGCTATCCTTGGGATCATAGTTCTCAATGTATGGATCAATGCTCAAAACGGTCTCAAAATGATCAGCAAAAATCATCGTGCTTTCCCCAGCATATGATCCTATTTCAATCATTTTCATTTTCTTTGTGTCAGAATAACCAGATATGTACTTAATCAAATCACGCAAGCCTTCAGTGCCTGGTTTGTTCCTCATCTCTCTTATTTTTTCTTTGCTCATTTTTACCTTCGATTGTTTTAATTTGCAGCATTTTCATTGAGTAGATTTATTCTCAAATATCCAGATTGACGCCATTTAACAAAGCTTCTTCCCTTACCATTTTCAACCATGTCTTGGAATGAATGTGATCATCATATGTTCTCTGCCTGGACATGGTCATATGGCTGATCATCTTTTTGCCCTTAAATGAATAAAACTCAAATTGTGGATCTTTTGTTCTCATGCTGTCCAACAAAACAGTCCTATATCCATGTTTTGCCATCTCCCGTGGTATCCTGTATCCAGTTTCCATGTAAACTTTAGATCCAACTGGCTTGTTCCAAATTGAGTTGTTTTCATCTGTTACATCAATCCACTTTCCACCCATTTTTTCAGGATCTGTGGTTCTGTCATAGGATGCGCCTATTTCTAAGAATTTTTGCTTAGAAAAAACACAAGCCATGCTGCTTGGATAGCCCCTCCACAAATCATCAATGACTGGTTCTGAGCCACAGGCAATTGTATCACCATTTATCTGGGCTGACATTGTTTGTGCCCAACCTTGGCACAGAAAAGCAACATCAAGGTCAAAAACCCCAGTTATTTCTGATTCGGCCGCCATCCACAGCGCATCCAGCATCGCTCCATGCCTTAGGCTAGTGTATCTGTATGTTTTGTAATTTATATCTGTCGGCAAATTTAAACTTTCAATGATTCTGTATTTTCCAGAAAATGGCTTTAAAGTTTCCATGACTGCGTCAGTGTCAGTCAATGGGTCTAAGATGAATACCCATTTTATTTTTGGCTCAGTAATCGCCGATGAGTGCAATAAAAGTTTCAGATAACCTTCGCTGCCGGGTCCTATTGGCGCTCCAAATTCAAACATGTTTACCTCAATTTATATATGTTTTTTGAAACAATTTAACATGAGGCAAATTTCAGCAAATTCAAAGACTCACTGGCGTAAATTTTAAAAGAAAAAACTAAAAAAAGGCGACTAAGTTCATAACTTAGTCGCCAAAAATTCAAAGTTTTGTGAACATCAATCATCAAGTGTGTGGAAAACCCAGTTTGGCTGGTACACCAACTCCACGGCATTAAGTGATATTATCACCGATGAGCCAATTGGATCCTCGCTGTTTGGCCTCTCGCTGGAGCTTGCCCCGGATGACTCAACAGCCCGTGCTTGGGCAAGGACGACGCAATCGTCACAAACCTTGCTCAGTATGCCACGGTAGTTGAACCGAGCGCACAGTATTGCCACAGGTTGCCCTATGTAATCCTGCATGATCAACGCCATGTTTGCCCCCGTGGAGTTCTCCGGGGACACTCTCTTCTTCTTCATGCTTCTTTCCTTTCTAATCCGCCACTCGGCGTTCCCTGTCGGCAGCAAGAGGGTCATACTCCCTCTGCCTGCTGACACATACCCATTCACCCTGTGGCAACACAATCTGGTCATGCTCGTCATGGCCGATGGTGATGCTTGATTTCATTGAGCGGACATAGATGTCACCTCTCTCGTCAATCACGCTTTCCATCTCCGATATCGATGGCGACATGATTTTGTGGGAGTGCCCCGTGACCTCGCCATGGGCAAGGATGTTTGTCTCATGCTTTTTGTGGTTGCGTGGTGGCGACTTCACCGTCTTGAAAAAGATGTCTCCTTGTCTTGCCTGCATAAAAACCTCCTTTTAGGTTTCCTGGGTTGGGTTGTAATCGCTCGCATTAAGTCCGAAAGTCCAAGCCACGGCTTGCTTGCACTTTTTCATGTTTGGCGGCACGCATAGGTAGTAGTTCTTGAAGCTGCCATCTGGTTCCATGGTGCTGTTCACCACCTTGAGATAACTTACGGGCTCGGATAGGCCGCCATCAAACTGGAATAGGACCATGCCCTTGGATTCATCACTATCTATGATTCTGGTCCTCTTATCCGCCATGACCTTCTCAAGGCCAATGATGCGCATGCCAACATAGCGAACCTCGGCATTGGGGTGTGAAAGGACATCATCTATGGTAAGGGTCTCTGGCTTTGTGCAGTAGTGCGGTGGAACCCTTATGTTCTCATAGTAGTAGGTTATGGAGCCATGCTTGTCGGCATCAATTCCATGCCTCCGCCCATTGATGTAGTGCGCTATCCTCGTGGGCGAAATGTAAGCAGGCCCATCATCACGGTGCAGCCTTCCATCCTCGTTCTTGAATGTTTGCATCTGGCCAAACGGGAACTCCTTGCTGAAGTAATCCAGACGACTCCGCCAAGCTTCAAACCCCGAGTTCTTCATTTACGCCTCCAAAAGAAGTATACCACCAATGGCGTAGATGTAAACCTATTTTTTTGATCCTGCGATGGCGGACTGCAACTGGAATATCATCTCTTCGGATATTGCATTTTTTCGGCTGCTCTCGTGCAGATCCTTTTCGAGCGTGAACTTGTCCGAGTAAACCCTGACAAGTTCATCTTCAAGCTTGATGGCCTTCATGTGGTTTCCTAAGGCCACAAGGGACATGCCAAGAGTGATAGACAGTGAAGCAAGGGCAACATAAATCCTGTAATCAAAAAATCTTTGCATGTCAACCTCTTTGAAAAAGGGCATAATAGAAAAATTGATTAATGGTGTCAATTGCAAATGAAAAAACCTACAACAATGTTTTTCTTGAAAGTCTTTTTTTATACAAATCCTCAAGCTTGCCAATGGCCTCAATGTTGTTGATCTTCTTTGACTGCAACTCCCTAAAGACATGCTGCGATGCTGGGATGCCAAATATTCTGGTCGCCGTCTCCACATCAAAAAAGCCACTCTCAAGGTGGCCAAGTATTCTTTGTGGTGTGTCGCAGAGACCATATATGAAACTTGATGGGGCATGTTTAACATTGAGGCACTTGCAATGGTGCTCCATCAGCCATTCACTTATCCACTTTACATTGTGGACCAACAGGTAGTAGTCCATGAGGTCATAGCACGAGCAAAGCTTGTCCATAGTGGCGGAGTCTGACATGAAGCAGTTGTCGGTCATCATGGCGTGGAAGCAATTTTTCGGGAAGCAAACATCGCCTGGGCTCATCTTGGCGGGTGAAATTTCAAGTATTCTTGCGTCAGGTCTGCTCCTGATGACGAGATCGTAAGTCATGAAGTTTTTGTACTCATGCTCCCTCTTGAGGTCGTTTGCCGCACGCATCATGAAGTAGTAGTTGTAGTTGTCGGCGCCACTTCTGCCCTTGTGGAATCCTGCATCGTAAGGTCTTCTCTGGCGCATGTTGTCGTACTTCATGACATGTGCGCTGTAAACAACATCATAGCAGTAGACCATGTGCGACTTTGGGTTGAGAACTTCCAGAGCTTCATTTATCCGTGCTGCAGACTTTGAGCCAACATCCTCGTTGTCCCATGTCGCAAGAAAGCAGTCAGCCTGTACGGTCTCAAAAAATCTCTTGTGGAATGGGGCCATTCTTTGCAACTCACGCAGGTGACCAGACATGCAGATAGCCACTTTCATCTTTTGAACCTCTTCTTGACGATTACCTGTCCATGTGAGATCCTCAGATGGTCAATGCTTGATACCCCCTGGTTGGGAACCCTGTCGTTCCTGCCAGCCTCATCAACCAGATCCTTGACGAACCCAACCATCCCAGAGTAATGGCCTTTGGAAAATTGTTTTCCATCTATCCAGTTCGGCCAATAACCAGTGCCCCAGTCCTCAATTATGTAGAGACCGCCTGGGCTGGTGAAATTGAAAAGAAAGTTGTATGAAAACCTTGCCACTTCACCAATGTGAGCCGCATCATCTATGATGATGTCGAATTGCTTGTGATCATCTACGATTCTGCTGAGCACTTTGATGTCAGATTGGTCTCCGTGATAGAAAGCAGACCTATCCTCAAAGCCTTTTAAATTGGCGATGTTTAGGTTGTCAAGTCCAACAACAAATGCGTTTGGGAAATATGAAAGCCACATTTTCATGGATGCACCGTCATAGACACCGATCTCAAGAATTCTTACACTCTTCTCCCTGAGAGGCTCAAACAAGTCGGCATACACATCAATATACGACGCTATTTTGCCGTAACCATAGACTCTTGCTATGTCATGAAGTTTCTGCATGAAATATCTACATTGCCATGTTTATTTTTCATGTTGGATGATTACTTAACCACAAAAATTTCAAAGTAAAACAGCTATGTATAATCGTAAAAATAACACCAAAACATGAGGCGTTAGAGCGGTCAGACGACCTTGGGAGCATATATACATCAAGAATTGAATACAAGTGAAATGAAAGATGGGCATCCTTGATCGCAGGAGGCGAAAATGGCTCTCAGATACTTTCTTTTCGATTTGGATGGCGTTCTCATAAACGCATGCGACTGGCATTATGAGTGCCTCAACATGGCCATGGAGCAGGTCGTCGGATTCTCCATAAGCAGACAAGACCATGAAACAAAGTTCAATGGGCTTCCATCACAAACCAAGCTGAAAATGCTTGGTGTCATGCCACACCACCGAGAGATGATATGCGCCGAGAAAAGGCGGTTCATCCAGAAGAAGATAGACATGTACAAACAAGACCAATCAAAGATTGATCTTTTGAGCCACCTTTCTGGCATTGGCAAGGTGGCATGCGTGACAAACTCAATAAGAAGCAGTACAATAGCCATGCTTCGTGCGGTGGGTGTTGTGTCCAGCATGTCTCTGCTTGTGACAAACGAGGATGTCAAAAACCACAAGCCAAGCCCAGAGCCATACAACATGGCAATGGAAATGCTTGGTGCAAACCCAGAGGAGACCCTTATCGTTGAGGACTCTCCATTTGGGTTGCAAGCTGCGGTGTGCAGCCGTGCATCGGTGATCTGGAAGGTCAAAGATGCAAGTGAGGTAAACTTGAATGGATTCAAATCAAGGTTTGGAGGCCTATGAAACTTGTAATACCAATGGCTGGCGATGGGACCAGGTTCTCCCAATGTGGTTACGATCTGCCAAAGCCTCTGATAGATGCGTGCGGCAAACCAATCATATCCCATGTTATTGGCAATTTCAACTCATTGGCAATAGACGAGGTGGTGTTCATATGTCGCCAAGAGCATGAGGACAAGTATGGCATCTCTTCAAGGCTTGAGGTTCTATGCGGCAGGCGCAAGTCAAGATTTGTTTTCGTGAACAAGCTCACTGAGGGGGCTGCCTGCTCCCTGCTGTTAGCCAAGGATTACATCGACATTGATGATTCGATCATAATCGCAAACTCAGACCAGTATGTGTCATGGGACATCAACAAGTTCCTGTCCTCATGCCAGGGTCTGGATGGGTGCATCCTCACATTTAGGTCAAGTGACCCAAAATGGAGCTATGCAAAATTGGGCAGCAACGGCCTGGTCAAGTGTGTTGCTGAGAAGGTCGCCATAAGCGACATGGCAACCGTTGGAATATACCACTGGGCTAGGGGCTGTGAGTTCGTCTCATGCGCCGAGCAGATGATAAGGAAGAACATAAGGACAAGGAATGAGTTCTATCTGTGCCCAGTGTACAATGAGGCGGTTGAGGCTGGTCTTTCGATAGGGATACACGAGATAGACAGCCATGACATGTGGGGGCTGGGAACTCCAGAGGATCTGGAAAAATTCAAGTCAGGCTTCTGTGGGTCATGAGGGTAACAATATATGTCATCACCTATAGGAATGACAGGATCCTGAATGAGTGGTTTCTTGCGTCCCTAGCAAAATCAAGCTACCCAAGGGAAAAGGTATGTTTGCAGATCCAGAACAACTTTTCCGACAAAGTCAGCATTGATGACGCACACAGGACGCTCATCAACTACATCCACCACAACACCATGAGGCTGGATAGGTCTACAGGCCACTTGGCCAGAGACTGGAACCATGGTATCATGAATGGAATGGTCGATCTGGACAGGCCAAAATCTGATGTGGTGATGCTTCTCCAGAATGACAATAGGCTTGAGCCAGACTGGTATGAGAGGGTTTGCAAGGCCATGTCAGAAAACACATTCGCCTCCTACGGCGCAGGCGACCAGTGCATGCTTGTCCGCCCAGCTTGCGTCAAGAGGGTTGGCATGTTTGACGAGAGATTCTGTGACATATACCTTCAAGAGGGTGATTACTTCTTGCGGTGCATATGGCGCATACCAATGCACGCATATCGATCAATGACGACTACCATGGTAGGGTTCACAGGCCATCGCCTGACTTCTGCCCAGTGGTGCGAACCTTGACTGGATCGCAGAGGCGTGGGGGTTACCACATGGCATCTGTTGGCAACCACCAAGTATCGGTCGGCTTTTGGAGAAAGAAATGGCCATTCCATGACAGGGGTTGGAGATCAACCTGGAACCTTGCCAAGTCGGTGGCGCACAGTGGAGCCCCATTTGTACTCATGTACATGATGTACCCATACTTTGAAAGGGCGATTGATCGTAGCGTCTATGAGAAATGGTCGCCCTTCAAGCTGCAATAGGTAACTAACCATGAACATCACGGTCTATGTCGTAACATACAAAAACGACATAATCTTGAATGAATGGCTACTTGCATCACTAGCAGAATCAAGATACCCAAAGGGCAAGGTGCGCCTACACATACAGAACAACTTTTCTGGCATGGTTGCAATTGACGAGCCATATAGATCACTCATAGATCACATCCACCACAACACCGTCAGGCTCGATCGCTCTCTAGGGCATCTGGCCAGGGACTGGAACCATGGAATCATGCATGGGTTTGTCGATCTGAAAAATCCAAGGTCAGACATGGTTATGCTTTTACAGAATGACACCAAGCTGACAAGTGACTGGTATGAAAAGGTGTGCGGTGTCATGCGTGGCAACTATTTCGCATCATACGGGGCTGGTGACCAGTGCGTTCTAATCAGGCCAGAATGCATAAAGAAAGTTGGCATGTTTGACGAGAGATTCTGTGACATATACCTTCAAGAGGGTGATTACTTCTTGCGGTGCATATGGCGCATACCAATGCACGCATCTATAAATGATGATCACCATGTCAGGACGCATAGGCCAATGCCAGATTCATGCCCAGTAGTCAAAACGGAAACTGGCTTGCAGAGGCGTGAGGAGTACCACACATACTCACCAGAGAAAAAAATATCAGCTGAATTTTGGAACAAGAAATGGCCTTTTTATGACAGGCCATGGGGGTCAAGCTGGGAATTGGCAAAGTCTGTGTCTCAGAGCGGTTCGCCACTCGTCCCCATGCACATCATGTACCCATACTTTGAGAGGGACATTGACAAAAATGTTTATGAAAATTGGTCTTCTTTCAAACTACAATAAGTAATTAAATCATGAAAATTACAATTTATGTTATAACTTATAAAAATGACAAAATTTTAAATGAATGGCTCCTTGCATCTTTGGCAAATTCAAACTATCCAAAAGATAAAATTTGTTTACATATACAGAATAATTTTTCTGATAAAGTTGTTATTGATAAAGAATTTGAAACTTATGTAAATTACATTCACCATAATACAATAAGATTAAGTAGATCATTTGGTCATTTATCAAGAGATTGGAATCATGGAATCATGAATGGTTTTGTTGATTTAAACAAACCAAGATCTGACATGGTGATGCTTTTGCAAAATGATACAAAATTAACAAGTGATTGGTATGAAAAAACATGTGATGTTATGCAAGATAATTATTTTGTATCTTTTGGAGCTGGCGATCAGTGCATGATTATTCGTCCAGAGTGTGTTAAAAAAGTTGGAATGTTTGAAGAAAGATTTTGTAGTCTCTCATGGCAAGAATATGATTATTTTTTGCGTTGTATTTTAAGAATACCAATGAAAACATCGATAAATGATGAATATCATCAAAGATTGCATAGACCATTAAATTATCTTTGCCCAATTAAAAAAACAGAAACTGGTATGGAGAGAAAAGAAAATTATTTTTTGGCTGGGACACATTACGAATCTGAAAATTTTTTAAAGAAAAAATGGCCTTGTCGAGATATGTGGGGCGAATCATCATGGCTTCTTGCAAAAAAAATTTCTCAAAGCGGGGCGCCACTCGTCCCCATGTACATCATGTATCCATACTTTGAGAAAGACATTGATCAAAGCGTCTACAAGCAATGGTCACTATTCAGGTTGGCCTAAAGATCCTGCCAATCACCATAGTATAGGACATCACCCTTGAACTCATAGAACCGACCAATCCTAAGGTTTTTCTCCCTGCTTCCATAGTAAACTATGATGTACGGCTCATCTGTCAGTAAAAGGTCACGCCCATCGGCGACAATGATGTACTCCAGCAGCGATCCATCCTCAAGTCCCTGGTATTTGGACTCAAAGCTCTCATCGAGCAGTTCCTTGGTGCTGATGTTCATGGGGGCCTGCCACATTAGCCCATCGTGCATCCTGACAAAACACATGGGCACAAGGGTTTTGTTCTTGGCTAGGTAATTGCAAGCTTGATTCTGTATATTGACCAAGTCCTCCAGAAGTGTCTCTGGGTATGGAAGGTCGCCCTTGCCATTGCCATCCTTCCTTCCCTCAATTCTCCGTCCCATCTTAATCTTCCTTGCGAGATATTTTGGGGAAGCTTTTTCCGAGGGCTTGCCACGCCAAGCTCTTCAAATAATGGACATTCTCCGACTTCTGCTGGAACTCATCTGGGTCAGATTTGGGAAGATTCTTCTGCGCAAATGAGATTGGATCTGCAATTTGCTCCAAGGCTGTGCGCAGCCTGGCTATCTCTGCGTACATGGCCTTGATGTCCTGCTCAAGATATTTGACCCTTTGGGACACATCACCATAAATGGTCACTTGCCCCCTCAGTTCCATGTAATAATCATCAAAAAACTCACTGACTGATTTTTCAAGCATGATCAACCTCCAAATCAAGATTGTAACAAATTTGTGGAAATAGGCAAACAATTGGTTGCTATATACATTACTGAGGTGAAACATGGGTGGGATTAGATTCAAGGGTTTTCTGCTACATCAAGAAGTCAAGGCCATTCTTGAGAATGTCTGGGCAAGCATTCATGACCAGCCGGCTCCAAGCCCGAAGATCCCATTGCAGACACAGATCAAAAATCTACAAGACTTCATTAAGAAGAGGGAAGAAAACCAGAATCTTCTGAGGCTGCAAATAAAGAGACTGGAGAGATATTCAAGTGAATTTCCTTCGGATAAGCAGTCATCTGATTTGCAGATTGCAGACGCCAACAGAACCATAGGTGAATTATACAGCCAAATAACCAAGGCCAAAAAGGAACTTGAGAAGATAAGTTCTGGAGCCGCAACCCCACAACAAAGCGGTGACTGGACGGCATATGACGACAAAAAGGCAAAAGGCATATTTGGTGACATATCAAGAAATCTTAAGACTGGCGCCTTTGGAAGGACTGAAACTGGCGAGTACATAACCAAAGCCGACCCTCGTTGGGCAAATTACAACATTGTAAGAGGCAACAAAAGATAGGATCAGATAAGCTTAACCAATGACAGCCACTGTATTGGCAAATCAATGCCTCCCGGTCTGTTGCTGTAGTCCAAATTTTTCATTGGGTATTTTCTCATGTCAAATCTGACATCATTAAATTGTTTTTTGTTGGCAAGAGTTATCTCCACAGCAACAGGCACCATGCAATCAACATGACCATAATTGTTTCCATGGACATGAACAACATGGTGCGTTTCAAGCATCTTTTCCATAACTGAAATTGGAATTCTTTTTGGATTCATGTGAAAGTGCAATTCAAAAGCAAAGCATGAAACATGTTTTGAAAAATGCTCTTGGTCTAGGGTGTCGAAGAAAGTCCATTCGGATCCTTCGGTGTCTATTTTAAGTATGACATTATTTGATTTTGAAACCTCTTCAAGGCTTGAGAAATCACTATAACATTTCAATGTTTTCTGCCTTGCCCATGGGATATTGCGTTTGGCATGCATGTCGAAACCTATTACATTTATACCCCTTTTGATGATATCATTCTCAAATGTCACATTGTTGCCGAGACCGTATGACACACAAATGTCGGAGTTTTTTAGGCATTTTTCCGGGAAGACATAACCACCATCACAATTGTTTCCAAGACGAACCTTGTTTGTTTTGATTGGCCTTATGTGTTGCATCATCCATAAAAATCTTTCCATGGCATCCTCATCCTTAAAAATCAGCCTAACACTATTTAAGGCAGTTTGACACTCTTTTGCATAGATAAAATGTGAACCATGAAGATAACACTGTTTGTTGTGACATATAAAAATGACAAAGTTTTGAATGAGATGGTGCTCAAGTCTCTGCATGATTCCAAATACCCACATGATCTAGTAAATGTCAAAATACTGAACAATTTTGGAGACAGAATTGAGATAGATGACAAATTCAAGCCACTCATCAATGAGATTCACCACAACACCATAAGATTAGACAATTCAACTGGTCACTTGGCGAGAGATTGGAACCATGGCATCATGAATGCATTTGTAAGCCTTAAAAAGCCAAGGTGTGATGCCGTCATCCTTCTGCAAAATGACACCATCATGAAAGAAGACTGGTACCTCATAGCAAAAAAATGCGTGAATGAATTTTCATATTGCTCCTTTGGATGTGGTGACCAGTGCCAGATAGTTAGACCTGACGCAATAGCCAGAATAGGCATGTTTGATGAGAGATTCTGCAACATTGGCTTTCAAGAGTGCGATTATTTCATTCGTGCAGTATTAAGGGAGAAAGAAAGGTGCTCAATCAATGACCCAAGCCATGGTAGAATTTTCAACCAAAGAAGTGATTTAAACCCAATAGTACCAACAATTTCAGGTTTTTTAAGAAGAGATTCACACCATATGGAATCCTTTAATTTTCATCATGTTTCCAAAAGTTTTTTGATAGAGAAATGGGGAGCGCCTATAGTTCCACCATGGGGCAACACAAAGGATCTGGCAAGATTGCTGTTGGAGTCAAAGGCGCCTTTCAGAAAAATGTGGAAAATGTACCCATACTTTGAGAATGACATAGATCAAAATGCCTATTTAACCGATAATTATTTCCATGGAAAAAGTATTGAAAACGAAAAGAAAAGAATAAAACTTATATGACCACATTAATTTAATTCATGGAAACACTACTTGGATACGACAGAAGAGACAAACTTAGACTTTACACTCAACTTGCCAATTTTTTACCTGGGAACATTGCAGAGGTTGGCGTTTACAAGGGTGGAAGTGCCGAGATAATCGCTGAAAAAAAACTACCAAAGAAAAAGCTTTTTCTGTTCGACACCTTCTGTGGCATGCCAGAGACCAGCCCAGAGGACAACTATCACAAAAAGGGCAACTTTTCCGATACAAGCTACGAGGCAGTACTCGGTGGCATGAGTAAGTTTGAAAATGTCCATGTCTTCAAGGGTGTCTTCCCTGAGGAAAACAGCGATGTCGTCGCCTCGGAGTCCTTCTGCATGGTTCATATCGATGTTGACATCTACAAGTCATACATGGAATGCCTCAACTTTTTCTGGCCTAGGCTCGTCAAGAATGGGATCATGGTCCTCGATGATTATCACGAAAAGAACTGCCTTGGCGCAAAAAAGGCGGTCAATGAGTTCTTTGCCGACAAAATAGAGAAGCCAATCTGGCCATGCCATTCGCAGGTTTGCCTGATAAAATCCTAATTGATTTAATTTGTGAACTACCCACCCAATGAAAAGACCAACATCAATAGATCTGTTCGCTGGCTGTGGCGGTTTGACTCTTGGGTTCGAGATGGCAGGATTTGAGTGCATTGCCTGCAATGAGATTGACAAAAACACCTGTGATACCCTTCGTGCGAATCGGCCATCATGCAATCTCATAGATGGCGACATATGCATGGTCAACTTCAAGGAATTTAAAGGTGAGGCTGACATTGTGACTGGGGGTTTTCCATGCCAATCATTCAGCTCCGCCGGCAAAAGGCTGGGACTCGATGACATCCGTGGCACCATGTTCTACCAGTTTGCCAGGGCCATCGATGAGATAAGGCCGAGAATGGCAATTGGCGAGAATGTCCGTGGCCTTCTGAGCCATGACAATGGAAAAACCCTTGAGACCATGCTTTCTGTTCTGGACTCGATTGGGTATCGGGTTGAACAACCATACCTACTCAAGGCCGTTGATTATGATGTCCCACAGAAGAGGGAGCGCCTATTCATCATCGCCATCAGGAAAGATTTGGACATACAATTCAAGCCTCCACAAAAATCTACAAAAAAATGGACACTGTATGATGCCCTAAGATCAGGGGGGCTTTTCGCAACTGATGTGCCACCATCGGCTGGATCCAAATACCCAGAATCAAGAAGAAGTGTCTTGGACATGGTGCCACCTGGTGGCTGCTGGCGTAATCTTCCTCTGGACATACAAAAATCCTACATGAAAGGTTGTTTCTACAACGATGGTGGCAAGACCGGCATAGCCAGGAGGCTGAGCTGGGATGAGCCAAGCCTAACACTGCTTTGCAGCCCGATTCAGAAACAGACAGAGAGATGCCATCCAGATGAAACAAGGCCGTTGACAATAAGGGAATACGCAAGGATACAGACATTCCCGGACAGCTACACATTCTGCGGCCCTAACTCAAGCCAGTACAAGCAGATTGGCAATGCGGTTCCTGTGAACCTAGCCATGGCCGTTGGCAAGGCGGTTAGATCGTCACTTGGCGTGTTTTAGTTGCCATTGAAAAGCATAAATAGACACATGGTCATAAACGACAGCCAAAAACTAATTTTTTTTATGACGCCACGATGCTCGTCCACCACCCTCCATGAACTGATAACAAGTAATTTCACGGGTTGTAGGACGATAACATCGACCACCAGCGCCGGGGTTGTGCACCACCACACCAGAATGGCTGGCATGTGGGAAAGCAAGTACTACAAATACACAGCAGTCGTGCCAACGAGGCCACTGCTGGAATGGGCGGTGTCTTGTTACAACAACTTCGTTGGCAACTTCCCGCACCACAACTTCTCGTCTTCTTTTGATGACTTTGTTGTCAACATGCGTGGCATCGACACTAGATATGGCGATGAAATGACTGGATTCAACTGGTTCCAGCATTCTCCACAGAACATGATTGCCCTTGGGCGTGGAAGGCTGCCGAATTTCACGAGAATAGTGACATTAAGGCATGATCACCTTCTGGAGGACATGTGGCAGATCATAGAGAGTGGGTTCCACAAGAACATGTTCATTCCCAATGTTCGAAGAAATTCATGCCATCCAGTCGCAAAGGTGAACATATCCGATGATGTCAAAAGAACCATCGTCAAGCTTTGCTGCCCATTTGGCGAAGACTGGGATGAAAAGCAAAGGGCAAAAATAGCAAAATTACCATGAGAGGTTCAACCCATGAAAATCATATCTCACAGAGGCAACTTGATCGGACCAGATCCAAGCACTGAAAACACATTGAGGCAATTTGAGATAGCCATATCAAAAGGGTTTGAGATTGAGATCGATGTCTGGAAAATCGTTGAAGGAACCGTGTGGATTGGCCATGACCAGGGAGACAGCGTGATGCCAAAATCTTTCCTTGAGGACAACTCAAGCAGAATATGGGTTCATGCCAAAAGCCTACAGGCTGTAGAGTCTCTGCGTTTCATGCATGGCATAAACTGGTTCTGGCACGAAAACGACAGAATGACCATCACAAGCAAGGGTTACATATGGTGCTATCCAGGAACATACATTGATGGCGGCATTAGCGTTGTAAACCAGAAGGATTTCCAGACCGATCATGACATACTTGGCATATGCACTGATTTCCCAGAAAACTTCAAGAGGTTTCAATCTTTGTGATTTGATATTTTTTCAACGAACTTGGATATCACAGTATCAAAAAAACCATCACTTACATCCATGTGCATGGCGTGTTTGAACTCATCGCTGAGCATCTTCGACAAAACATGCCAGTCATCTTCATATACGCAAATTGGCGGCTTTCTGCTGGACAAGGCATTTTGCAATCTATCACTCAACATCCTAAACCCCTCCAAAAGACCATGACAAAGCGACTTAATGTCGCCCTCAAAAACCTCACCTGGGGTAATTTTTTCAAAAAATAATTTGCCCATGCTCATGAACGCCAGCATACGAAAAACGAGTTGCTTGTGTCAACACCTAAGCCTTTTTTTGCAAACGATTTATAACTTTTCTAAATGAAAATATGGGCAAAAAAACAAGGTCTTGGATATGTGGGCATTATGGGAAAATAAACTGCGAACAAGGTAAAACAGCTTGTTTTTTTGAAATGGTTAAGACATAGTAAGTTTGAGTTTTGTTTTTTTTAGCTCACAACAAGGGGAAAAGATGAAGACTAACCTTTCGGTGGAAATGCGTGAGAAGTGCTTTAAGGCGCTTTCTGAACTGCGCTTCAAGATGGCTGTGGTGATGGCCTACCCAAACCACAAAAACAATGAGATAAAGCTGATCAGGACAACTGGCAAGTCAATTGACATGCTTGACATAACGGACGATGAGACATTCTGGGAGGTTGACAAGTACAAGGACTTCTTGCTTGAATGTCTTCCATGCCCATATTACCAGAAGAACAAGGTCATATTCACCGATGAGCACCTCAGCAAGAATGCCATCTTCTTCCTTGATCACGCCAAGATAGTTTGGAATGTGGTCGACAGGTCAATTACCATGTACGACATGGGAACCAGAGAGACAAAGGTCATTTATGCCGATCCAGTCAAACTGGAGGCGTAGGGCTTTTGCATGTTGAAATGGCAATCACCGACTTTGGGTCAAAAACAAAGTGCAGACCCTGCTGTACGATGGTTCTCGCCCACTTGTCAGAGCTAATGCAATTGGGATGCAAGGGGTAGCGTGCAAAGACATCACGCCTGATGAAACAGAAGTCCATGCAAAAATCAAAAGCAGTGGTCTGTTCGCCCCTTAAGTTTTTTACAACCTCGATGCGTTCTGATTCAGAGCTTGAATCGCAGTTCAAGCATGCTCCAGTGACTGCAAAACATGCGTCATCCTCAAAATGCTTAAGTACAGCGCTCCAGTCGATTCTAACCACATCAAAATCAAAGGATGAGAAGAAGCACAATATGTCAGAGGAACCGTTTTTTACCGCCATGCCATATTCATGCAATGTCGGCCTTTGACCATGGGGAACGCATGAAGATTTACCCTTTACATTTTCAATCAAATTACACAACAAGCAAAAAACAAAATCTGTCTCTGTGTCGTTTTTAAAAATGTGAACATCAACGGTGGGCGATTCACCAAGTGTTCTCATCAAGTAAATCCTCCCCATCGTAAAGCTCAAACTTGGCTGCTATTGGTATCGAGTCATATGGGACAAACACAAGCACCTTGTAGTAAACGGATGTGTCAGTTCCCTCGTCAATTTTAAACCATGACTCGACACCACTATCTGCCCTGTGTATTTTCACAGACCTATTGCGGAACTTCAAAGCTCTTGCGACAAGGTTAGAAACAAATTCTTGTGAGAAGTTGAAGCTGGACACCTCTTGAGCGGCCATGGATTTGACCACCTTTGTCGGTGCCACTATAACTTTTCGCTTGTCAGAGGAAAGGCAGCAATAATACTGCGATTGCGTCCTGCAATCCCTGCCATCTATGGTCTCAAACCCGCCAGGTATCGGGTAAAATCTCATGGCCTCAAATATGATGTCTGACCTATTGTCACGGCACTTGAACTGCGCCGTCCTATTGTGCTTTGCGCAGCGGAAGTCTATCATCTCCCGCATATCCTCCTCCAGTGAGACCTCCTCAAACTGGTAGCCGAACCTTTTATTCATGTATCTGGCAAGTGTCGATGCAATTCCATTGCCAAACTTTATTCTGGATGATATTGAGTCGCTTTTCATTTTTGAATCGTAATTCCTTTTTGGAAAATTTTCAATAGTTGTTACCAAGAACCTCTGCTATGTGCTCCCACTTATTTCTGGAGCATATGTGCTCATAGATCTCACCATCGGATTGTTCATAGGTCAATGACCAGAAGCCAATGCTTGCCCAGACATCACGGTGAGCGACCATCTGCATTGCGTCTATATTGTATTGCTTTGGTGGAACACCAGCAAAGTAGGCTGGCGTTTCCATTTTGACGCCACCGGGTTTGTAATGGTTTATGGAAAAAACTACGACATCAGAATTTGTGGCTTCAATCTTTTCATTTATCGTTTCTAGGGCATTGGGGAAGAGGTAATTGTCTATATTGAAATGGATGTAGTATTCGCAATCGGTGTTGGCATAGGCAAACCGCATGGCAGCATCTCTGGAGCTGTGCCCCCAATTTGCCATGCGGACACTTGTGTTCAGAAAGTAAGTATTCATTTTCAAGTCAACACCTGCAAGCTCATCAGAGTATGGTGTTGATTTATAGCCATCATGGCATATGAATACATCAAAGCATCTGTAGGTCTGGGCTGATAAAGATTTCAAGCCGTTAACCATGCCATCCCTTGGCACATGGCCTTCGTAGTCAACAGCAATTATGCCAAACTTGACGCCCATAAAATTTATTTCTGAGATAATGAGATAACTTAGTTACTCTCATCTGTTTTTTTGGGTTGTGTTCATTCGGTTCATTTCGGCCATGATGGATTCCATTTTCTTATTTAGCCCAATGATTTCTTTGAAACTTTTGATGGAAATACTGATTTTTCACTGTTGGTGAGGTGCAAATTTACAAAAAAATCATTTTCAATATCATGTGATTGGAGGATTGAAATGGCAAGTAAAGAAGAAAAGACAAGGAAGAAGAATGAATCCCAGGTTCTGGGAAGGTATCCAGGCTTGTCAATTGTTGGTGAAGAGCATGTTGACCAACAGATCATATCCTCAATCAAAAAGGCCTACAAAAGCATCATTCTAACAGTTGACTCAAAAAGGAAGAGCGAAAGTGAGCTCATCGTCTGTGATTTTCTCAAACACATAAAAAAACATGGTTTCCACAGCCAGCAAAAAAGCAACAATGTGGTAAACAAGTTCTGGGACATTTACAAGCCGGGGGCTGGTAAACTTTTGAATGACATCTACGAAAGCATCAAGAGTAAGGAGAATGACAAGCTTGGCTTCTTCATATCAGCCGTGCACTACACAACCACCATATTGACAAACAAGATATTCAAGTGCTGCAAGCTTGAAAGCATACTGCCGGACACATTCATGCTCTGCTCACTGTATAAGGATGTATTGCTCCTTAGGTTCCACCAAATACCAAGCAGAGCCACGCCATCTGGCAGGGTGTACAAGCACGAAAAAAGCATAGTGGTTGACGGGAAGGAATATGAAATATGGTTCACCAAGCATGCACTGGAGCGGATCATGCAGAGGGTGGCAAGTTTCGATGTGATGAAAATCATGGGCGAATTCATGTTCCATGCCCATTTTGAGTTCAGTGGATTCGGAAAGTTCCAGCACCTTCTTTGTGCCTATCTGGCAACAACCATATCTGGAAGTGTGGCACTCACGGATGAGGACGACATACCAACCATGAGTGGGCAGAATCCAGTTGACATGATATCCAAGTATTTGTACTTCCCATTTGTTGTCGAGGACAACAGGATCATATGCAAGAGCGGCTTGATACCTGGATTTTATGGCACCCCAGAGTTTTTGCTCAGGCAGGCCATAGAGAAGAACAATGTCGTGTTTGAAGGCGAGATGGTTGATCTTGACAAACCCATAAAAACCAATGGTGGCAAGATGATCACGCCATCGAAGGTTGTCAGGGATTTTTACGAGAAAAACTGCGATGGTCAAATGGTGAACACCAACAACTTCTATTTCATATCTTATATTTTCCACAAGCTTGGCATGACGCAGTACTACATGGGCGAGATGGAGAGCTTCTTCCCGATAATATCAAGAAATATCAAGGAATAATTCATGCAATTGAAGATTACATCCAGTCGTACCAAGTCAAACTCTTGCCATCAGCAAGCTTTTGAAGATGACGGATGTCAACATGATTACTATTGAAGTTGGAAACACTGGAATTAAAAGAATTTGGATTTTCTTGTTTGAATTTCTCAATTTTTGGCAGCAAGTCAGGGTTCTGGTTCAATATATCGGTAATTATTTTCATGCTTTGCTGATCTGTAACAGCCGAAAAAAGATCAGGAGGAATTTGTTCATTTAAAACATTGTCCTTAACTATCAAATTTTCACGAATCAAAAAATCATGGAAACTTATCATTTCAACCTCTTTATTCAAATGAATTAATCAGATTTACCACCGTTATTTTTTATTCTCTCGATCCTCTCAATGTGCTTCAGCCCGCTTTTTTTTATGTGGCCAATTGTATCATCGACCTCTTTATCCGCATTCATTATACTGATTGCCTGCTTGTCCTTGAATGTGTTTATGCCGAAGTTGAAATCCTTGCCCTTGAGCCTTCCAGTCCTGTCCATCAATATAAAGGTGACAAGGAGCTTTGGCCTCCTCTCATTCCTTATCATGCCCTTGCCATCGTACATGGTGTTGTAGAGCTTCCTAGGGAATCCACTCTCTGGCTGCAGTGACATGTGGTTGTCTATGACAAAATGCAAGGTTTCCATGTCCTCGGGAGACAAGGATAGGTACATGTCCTTTATTGGCCCAGTCAGCTTTTCGATCATTGGCATGTAATGCTTTGGAGACTCGTGCCCGTGCGATTTCACCTTTCCGTCATCGCCAAACTTGCTGGCGCTGGCTTTGCCGATGTCATGGAACCACGCAGCAAGCTTGAGAACCCTAAGGTCTGAATCGGAAAGGTTCATGTCAAGATTTTTGAAAACACTGTCTGGATTTTCCTTGTCCCTTGCGATAAAATTCAAGGCCAGTGGGAGCCGGCTACGAACCATCCTGGTGTGCGTGAACACATCGCCCTCGGCGTGATGCTCGGGGTTCTGTGGCACTGGCTTCAAAATTTGCCTCAAGGAAACTTCTTTAATTAGGAACTGCTTGAAATTCATGGTAACCTATATATCCAAAGGTGCAACAATATGAGCGTTTTTGAATTGATATCCGACATCCAAAAGAAGTTTGAGAACCTTGACAAGACATGGGTTCGATTCGAGTCAAGGGAAAGGAACGCACTTCTATCAGAGGTGACATCCAAGATATCAATCCTTCAGAAAATCAGCCTTGCCGAGGATAATTGCATTGGTGACCAATCCATCACCATAAGCCCTCAAAACAGCCAGCCAGTTGCCCACGACCCAGACTCCCAAGTGTTTGATAGGCTCTTGCAATGTGTCAAGATGCTCGCCTACAGTGGCAAGTTCGACCTCAACGCCATAGCAACATACCTTGACATCAATGTGGACAAGGCAAAATTGCTGATGGATCAGTGGAAATCGGAAAAGAATTAGCTTGGTAGGCGCAATATCTTCTTGAAGGATTGCGCCATCTCATCCATGGCAATCTTGCTTGCCTGGCTGGTTGGCATGCCTTGCTGCAGCTCATCAAACCTTGAAACATATCGTGAATATTGTCTCATGATGATTTGCTTGTCCAGATTGTTGAAATCGGCAAGGTCATTGTCACTGAAATCACAAAGTTTTGTCAATATGGAGTAAACAAGACCAAGTGTGTACTCGCCGCCATCTCTTATGACAAGCGATTTACCGATGTCCATGAAAGATATGCTCTCTCGAATTTCATCAATCTGATCCTCAAAAAAACCAAATGTTTCATTTCTCATCGCAATGAGGACGGTCTCGTTGTGGCCGACATGCTCAAACTTCAAAATCGCAAAACCACTGTCGCTTTTTGTTTTTTTGAAAAACTTGTCAATGAGCATAACCGTGCGCTCATGGTCTACGCACACATCAACAATCTCTTCGCTTGAGTCATTGAACACACAAACATGCATCATCTCGCCATGGTATCTCTCGAGCACAAAGCTCTTTGCGTCTGAGCAAGCCTCAGATGGACTGGCATGCTTAATTATTGTCATGTCGCTCATAATGGTAGTTTACTTGAAAAATCACTTGTGTAAAGTGATCACCATGTAAATATGCCTTTTCTGACACTTTGCGGCTTTGTCGCAGTTGATGGACTTTCCCTCTTCTGAGCCTTTAGCTGTTTCTTACGATCAACATCCTTGGCCGAAAATTTTGACATTTCAAACTCAAACCTTGCCCCCAGAAGCTCTTGCAGCAAGTCGGTGTGGACATAGTAATCCATACCAAGAGAATTTTCAACCAGTTGGTAGCCAGCTGGACGCAAGAAAATTGTGTACAGCTTGTGGTATACGGACTTTTGGTCAACTGTCGATCCATAAAACTGTAGGACTTTTGGCCTTTCAACCTCAATCAAGGTTTTCACGGCACTGATCACCTCGGTTATGACATGGGTCGGACTTGCGCTTTTTCCAGTAGGCAGGTAGGCACGAACTGGGTGTGAATCGGATTCTTCCTTGAATGAAATGTTGAAACCCTTGACGCTTTTTATTTTTGACAATGCCTCATGGCCACGGATGCCAAGGTCATGACCCAAGTCGGCAGCCATAAATGCTTTTGGTATTGGCTGGATCATGACCTCAAAATATCCCATCTTGCCAGACTTGCTTGGTGAGCTGAATGTGTGCGTGAGGACATCACCATGCCTCTGCAGCGCAACGGGACTGCTGGATGCAATCACCTCGACAATGTGAAAAAACTCAAAGAAACGAATCATAATGTATATATGGGGACATAAATATTTCATCCATTACAGTTAGGGGAAGATATGAAAGGCTTTACACATTTTATAGAGACACAAGAGTTGGCCCAAGAACTTTTAAAAATGGGACTGAACCCTTCAAATTATGATTTGGACAGGATGATAAATGAGGTCGACTGGAAAAAAGCCATTGCGACTGGGGTCTTGGCAGTGGCTCCATTCATAAGTGGCGCAAAACACAAGGATATTCCAGACAAGCAGCCACAGCCATACACATACAACATCCAGAGATCCTACGAGGATGAACTTTCCATAAAGGCAAAGCAGGATGACAAGAAATACCTTGCAGCCGGCGGCCCAAGGTTTGAGGGATCGGTTCCAGGCGCCAATCAATTCGTAAAGTTCAGGAAATCAGAGGCTCACCGTGACATTATCGAAAAGGCCGGTCTTGATGCCGATTACATACCATCAAATGTGAAGGAATTCGTGTTTGGCTCAAAAATCCAAAGCGTGCACAAGCACTCGGAGACAAGCGGGAGGATTGAAGATTTCAAGAGCGGAGTGGTCAAGACCCTTGGAAGAGACAGCTTCGTTGAGATAATCAAATCAGAGAAATTGAAAAATGGTGGATCCTTCATATCCGCCAACATAAGCGGTGTCATCATGGCCATGGACCAGCAGGATGCCGAAAGAAGGGTGGAAAGCCAAATCGAGAACATAATCAGAGCGAATGGATTTGACTTGAATGGCATGTCAGTGAAGGTCCATCGTGAATTCAAGCATGTTGAGCCAGCGCCAAGAAGCACCATAGACTACAAACAAGCACGAGAATGGTACACCGAGTCAAATGGTGTCAACAAGTTCAAATACAATGCAAGTGTGAGTTTCACCATCAAGCCAAACTAAAACATTTTATCAAGCCAGAGCATGGCTGGAAGATATTGTTTTGGCCACAGATAATACCCGAATGCATTCAAGAATTCAACTTTTGGATTCCTGGATTTTTTTATTGTGTCTTTTATGTTCTTGAGATTTTCAAATTTCAAATATGGATGCCTTTTCAATAGTCTTTCCCAGAAAACATCTGGATCAAATTTATCCTCTGGCATGAAAAGCTTATCTGATTTCTGCCCAGATCCATATTCATTGGCAAATTCATCTGGTGTGATTTTTTTACCTTTAACATAAAAAGCTTTTATTCTACTTGGATTCAAGTCGCCAACAAACAAGGCTTGGTTTTCCGTGGAAACGAAAAGCAAATAGGCCATGTATGGGTTGTCACTTTCCCTGACAAAGCTAGGCAAATCTTTGTTCTGCTTGAATTCCATCTCAAACTTTTTCTTTGCTTTTATTCTTTCAATATTGCCCTTGAAAACTTGCACATACTGGCCTTGGATTCCATATGAACCACTTGGCCACACTGGCGGCTCAAGCTCTTCGTATTTGGCAACAAACTCAACAACAACACCATCAGAACCAATAAACTTCTCCGCCGTTTTTACATCAAGAGTCACGAAAAGACCTTTGGGGTTGGTGGCCGCCTCATAAGAGTATCTTCTCTTGGCTCTGACTTTACCTGACAATCCTTGAGTTGCCAAATTGATGGCATCATTGATGTCGTTGAAACCATGATACACAGTCAGAGTGTCGCCTTTCTTCAAGGGTTCAGTGGAGTCAAGCTGGTGATGGGTTTCAAGCCATAGTTTAAAGTTCATGATTTATTTACCCAACAACGGTTAACACCTGAATGTTTTATTGAGGTTTTCACAAAAAAGACGATAAATACCATCAACGACAAAGGAAAAACCATGGCGAACTTTCTGCGAAAAGAATACATCTATGATGATGGCTACTTAATGGATGCCGACAGCGACATCGACAAGGGTCATGAGGAGCATGTGATTGATGCCATCTGTAGGATGTATGCCTATGATTTTGCTGAAATCGCAGAAGAAATATTGGATAAAAAATTCAACAGAGAAGACCTAAGTGGTGATGAAAACAAAATAAAGATGGAAATTGAAGATTACATAAATCAAATAAAAGAATACGGGGAAGGACAAGAACCCGGCGCAATATACGGAATTTACAAAATCATAAGATCTATAGAACCAAGACTAGTTTCAAACCCAAAACTGCAGGAGGCCATGAATGCATTGTACGGCGACTCAAGGATGTTTGGGTGCAAACATCTTGGATACATAATCATCCGTGGCAACAATTTTGAGGTCTGGAGACTTGATCCGGGAACATCGAAAAAAATCGTTGATGCCGTTCACGAAATTGCCAATCAGGATGGATATGGGGTCAGTGACGATGAGATTTCAGAACAAGAAATAAATGTATACTCATATGAGACAGAAAAATCAAGAACCTACACGGTAGGAGAATTACAAGGGGGCGGCCTTTTAAAGACAGCATCAATACCAAGCACAAAGGCAAATGTGTACATACCACCGCTCAAAAAGAAACAATCATTCACCACGAAAAGATTGGGCGGAATGCCTCAAAGCATGTATCATAGCATGGTAAGCACGAGCGAATGGCTATCATTCAAAGAATGGATTTCAAGGTTTGAGTAAATTACAAACCGTTGCCGCCATTGTTGAAACCACCACCAAAACCGAATTGATTGTTGCCAAATTGGTTGTTCCCAAACTGGTTATTGCCAAACCCACCATTGTTAAATTGTCCAAATTGACCATATCCAAACTGCCCACCGCCAAATTGTCCACCACTTGAAAAAGCACTTCCGCTTACTCCGGCGGTAATTCCTTGCATTGCCATCTGATAATATGGATTGTCAAAACCAATTGGCCTTCCACTCATGCCCATGCCATTTCCTTGAAAAAAACCACCATTGTTTTGATTAAATCCTCCACCAAACTGACCACCTCCAAATACGCCTTGGTTTAATACACCACCAAACTGACCTCCAAATCCACCTTGATTGAATCCCCCTCCAAATTGATTGCCTTGATTAAACACGCCTCCAGACTGGACGAATCCAGTAGACAGTGGAATTTGGTAAAGCTGATGTATTCTCATGCCAGGCGTGTTGTTTTGTGTGTACTGTATTGTCCCCTGGACACCACCTGAATTTTGGCTAAAAACACCGCCACCAATACCAGTGGAGCCACCAATTATGCTGTTCCCTGTGTTGAAATTTACATTCTGGTTGGCGATCTGTGGCTGAACTGTGTTGTTTAAAGGCGGTGGCATAAGCGGCGCTGGCGGCAGAATCATTCTGTAGCGCTGAGCCAATGTTGCCTTGTTTGTGCCAAACAATAAGGTAAAAAGAACCAAAATTTTCAGTATTGCTTTGATTGTGTTATTTGCATGCATTTTGCCCCATGTTGCTGTAAATGTGTCTATCACGACCCGAGGCCGCAAAGACTGTAAAGGTTTTCAAAAGCCAATTGGTCTGCATTCTCAATTATGTGCAGGCCACCACCAATGTATTTACTCAGGAAGCCATCCATCCTCAATCGCAGTTCGTCAAGCTGGGCCTCATTGTGGTGCCTCCCAGAGGCGCTGTACGAGCTGTTGCTGTTCTTGCGTATGTAAAAATTGACACTGGGAAATGTGGACTCAAAGATTGCATGGAGGTCGATCAGTGGCTCAAGGAATTTACTGTTGTGAATGTCTGAATAGAATGCGTTCAACAGAATTGGTGAGTCTGTTATCACAAATTCAACCTTATTGCGGTGAAGAAGCGTGTCCTCACGGTGCATCTGGCTGGCGGTCAAGTATATCTGGTCAAATGACTTTATCTGCCTGTCTGTGTACGCCCAATCCCTTGCAAGCTCAGAAATGAGCTCACAGATGTGCCCATTTGACTTGCAGAAATGGAAGAAACCCGTGGCCACGGTTGTCTTGCCAACCGATGGAACGCCAAAAAAATTGATGCGCTTAACCATTTTAACCGCTCCCCCTTAGATGATAACCAGATAATAGCAAAAACTTGCAAAGTCAACAAATGATATAAAAATTTATAAATGAAACATAAATAGGGCAAGGTCTGGACCTGAGTAGGACGGACCAACTGGGCGTAAAACGACAGTTTAACCAACAAAAAGGAGGTGCGCAATGCACTTGTTACCGTCACGCCGAGATGATTTTCTTTTCCCAATCGAAGCCCACTTCAACAAGATTTTTGACCAGTTCCTCACTGGGAGCAGCCTCAAGGACTCGCTAAAGGCGACACAAGGCTACCCCAAGATGGACATGTATGAGGATGGCGAATCCCTCACCGTAAAGGTTGCCGTTCCTGGCCTCAAGCTTGAGGATCTATCCGTTGATCTGGACAGGTCAAAGGGTCTGGCTGAGCTAACCATAGCCGGCAAGCTGTCCGAGGTTTCAAGATCAAAGGCATCGGCATTCTATGTCAAGGAGCTTCGCCAGTCCGCCTTCAAGAGGACGGTGGCGCTGCCAGACTATGTCAAGGATGACCCAGATGCAATTCTTGAGGATGGTATCCTGACCCTGCGGTGGGATCTGCCAGAGAGGCAAAAAGATGTCGAGGTTAAGAGGATTACCATCAAGCAGAAGCCAAAATAGGTTTCATAGTAGAAATTTGCACGGGCGCCAGGATGGTGCCCGTTTTTTTTACAATGTAGATCCAATGTTCTGACTGGTGGACACGACTGGAATCAGCGTGGACACCTTGGCTGTGAACTGCTGCCCATCATCTGTGGATATCACGGCGGATTGTGCGCCACGGATCATTCTGAATGAAGCGATCCTTCCACTTTTTCCATAGTTCAATCCACTGGAAACAAAAACCTTATCGCCAATCCCAAAGTTTCCACCGTCCAAACCTTGCTGCCTCTCACTTGGCTGGTTTGCAGCACTGGATGTATCCCTCTGAATGTATGTCACTGGCAGCTCAACAGCTCTTGACACACCTGGTCCTGATCTTGCGTTAAGGACCCTCAGCGATGCATAAAGAATGTTGTTCTTTATTCTCATGCTGGTAATGACACCCTTCTTCTTGTTGCCAACAGAGAAATGCGAAACTATGAAGTGATCACCAGGCTTTAACCTCTCCCTATTGTGCGGGTGCGAAAGTATTGCATCAAGGTTTGCCGGGGTTTGAATCTTTATCTCCTCTTTTTCACCGTCATCCATATTTTCAATGTCGTCCCTCTTGGCTCTCCTATCTTCCTTCTTTTCCTTTCTCAAGAGATCGGCATCGATTTCGGCGTCTGAACTCAAAAACCTTGGCCACATCTTGACAGTCTCATCATCCCACTGGACCTTGACTCTCAAATCAAACACAATGTCGTCCAGTGAACCAACGCCTCTTGTGCGCAGCGAGAACGACAAAACCTTGCCCCTTTGCTTCAATTCCCTCCGCATTGGATCAATCGACCCAATCACGGTGTCGCCTTCCTTGTAGTCGATTCCTTCTGACCTCCTCTTCTCCTCAATCTTGCCCTTGTACCATTTGATGTGATCTCGGACAGAATCAACCTTGGTCAATAGCAACAAATCAACCTGATTGTCAGACTCCTCCTCAATGTCAAACTCGGCGCTGGTTGGGTTTTTTTGGAACTGCAGTTTGGCCATGACCTGATCTGATCTCTCGTTGATGATTGAAAACCCAAGAACCTTGAAGCACTTCAATGCATATGGGGCGAACTCACGCCTTATATAGTTGAAACGGGCAATGTCGCCAACCTTGATTCCACTTGGATTGTTGGCTCTGTCCGCAGCAAGCGCATTGGCACGAGCCGCCATGCGTTCAGCCCTGTTGCGCCGTGCGACTTGCATTGACCTCTCAATGTCATCGTCAATGTCCTGCATCATATCCGTGCGTATTCTTGAGAGCAATCCAAATGGGTTGCTCATGGAGTTTATCTTTTGGCTCAGCACCTCAAATGCCTTTGACTTGACGAAGCCGTCACTGTCTGCGTTGACATCGATGCTGCTGTACACTGTTTCGCCAGAGTCATTCTTGACTATGTCGCCATCCTTGTTCCTCTTGGGGATCAAGATAGTTTTTGGAACCTCTGGGAAACCTTGAGGTACAAAATTTTTGTCATACGCATCACGGTTGATCCAATTGCCAAAGATGCCAACAAACTTGTCGGGGAAAAGGTTCTTTATGCTCCATGTCTCATACACATTTTTTCTTGCCGAAACTGTCTGGCTCCTAAACTTATCAATCTGCTCTGGCGTCCTTTTTATCTTTGCTGCACGCACGGCCCCAGATATGTCGGTCTTTTCGACTGGCGTCCAAGACATGCTAACAGGTTTCAATGTCTTTATGTACTCACCAACGGCATGCATGACCCCGGCAAAGACACCTGGGCCGATTGGAACCTTTATGGTCTCCACGGATCCATCACTCTTCTTTCGGTACATCTTCCTTGTGATCTTCATATCCGTGTATTCACCGCCACGGAAGAATGATATTGACACGACACGCCTTGGGTCGCCAGATATGTTGACTGAGTAACAGGTGGGATTGTGGCCTCGGTAGCTAAGGCACCGACATGGATTCTCATTTCTTTCACTACATCCATCACCAAGAACATTGAACCTATATGTGTAACTGTTACTTGGCACGACCTCACCAGAGTCAATGTCTGATCTTTTTGGCAGTGGCTCCAGCCAGTGTCCATCGTAAAACTTTTTGTCAAACTCCAGATCGCCAACCTTGGCCATGACGACATCGCCAGAATCCCTGTATACCTCCGCATCGTCACCATCTATGGACTTTATCACCCCATGGATCGTCTCGCCATCAGCCTTGGCAATGACATCATCGCCAACCGCAAAGCTGCCAGATTTTTCCTCATGAAGGAGGCGCATCTGGCAATCAATAACTTCGGCAAGAAAATCAAACTTTGACTCTTCGTTGGCGAGGAATTTCCTGAAATCACGCATGAACTATATATTTTTTTTGCCAGAAGATTTGCGAATATATTTGCGAAGGAAGAAAAATGCCTGGTCAATTGTCATTCTCTCCTCATCTTTTCCAGACCTGTGCTCTGGCATGATTATGTAAAAGCCATCGGAGTCAACCGTGGCGATGCCACGGCCAACTAGGAATGAGTCAACCACGCTTTTCCTCACACTGTCAATCATGCTTTCCATTGTTGCGCCCACTGAGATCAAATCTGTACTTGTCTGAGAACACGCTTGGCGCCATTTCCCCAGCATTCTCTATGTCCAATGGGGTCGGGAAATGGCGCAAGGCATCCGCAGCTCTCTTCCTGATCTCCCTTGGAACCCTTGGAGTGGCCTTGGTGTCAAGAAGCTCAATCAAGAATTGCCTTGCCTTCAATATGCTGTTTGTTCTCTCATGCGGAAGGGTCATGCTTCACTCCCATAGCCTGTACTTGTTGTATATGAGTTCCTCGCAATCCATCACAGCGGTTCTTTTTGCGTACTTCACTGGTGTGTAGAATTGCATGCCAGACTCATCGGTGTAATCTGGCTTTGTTTCACGCTCATGTATATAAAGTATGTCAATTATCTCAAGAGCAGTTCGCTTCCTAATGTGCGAAAGCTTGTAGAAATGGTATGATATAAGGCCAAAAACCAGGACACCAAGCGTCACGACCCTGATCATGTTACCACCCATCATTCTTGCTGCGAAACCATGTGTTCTGCCTATCGGAGATCCGACGCAACAGTATGCAGGTTCCAATGAATGCAAAAAAAACAGCACAAGAAGCACCCAGCAAAAAGCCAATGATGAATTCCATGTCATCTCCTCAGATCAAACAACCAGACCTTCCATGATTCCATATATTGTTTTGCTATTTAGGAACTTGGGATTTATGTGGCTTGGAATTTTTATGCCACGGAAGAAATACTCCACCTTGCCACCCTTTGTCAAATGCAAACCATGTTTGAGTCCGTGGCAATACCAAGTCGCCGTTGTGTCGGTCACAAGTGCTGGCTCTGTGTCGGAATGGAGACGGCCTTCTTCATCATAAATTTCACGATTCTGGCCAAATGGGTATTCTAGGAAGCATGGGGCTACTCTTTCCTTCCATGACTCAATAATTTCATCCATGATTCACCTCACTTCACAAAAATTATACTACACAAAGTGAAAATATAAAGTACATGATGGCTCTCTAAGCGAAATTGACTTCACCAGACTTTACATTCGCTATCGTGGCTATCTCTTGAAGCTTGATTTCAAGTACTTGATTTGTTGTCTCAAGGCTGGAAACCTTTTCACGCAATTTTTTGGACTCATTTTGAGATTTTAACACTTGTTGCTGCAAGTTTCCATTGTCATTGGTCAAAAGATTGATTTCATTCTGCAAATCTAAAATTTGCTTCTCAAGTTTGAAAACCTTGTCTTCAAAATCCAATATGACATTGTTTGCTGTGTTTTTTTCAAAAACCTTAAATATGTTGAACATACAATCCCCCTTTTAATTAAAGGAGTTTGTCGTCCAAATCTTCCACGATGTTTTCATCTGAGGCGAACCCATAAGGGCAGTTTTTACAGCCACCATGGCAACACCTTCCCCTGCGGAGGAGGAATTCACTCGTCAAAACCATGAGGCCATCCTCGTAATAAAAATCAATGCCCTCAACCATATTGATTTTCCCATGCGTCAAGAGTATCATGTCCCTAGAAAGAAGGGAGTCTGACATGTACATTTTTTCGGCAATTCTTTTCCTTGTTGGCCTATTGAGCGTCCCAATGGCTCTTGCATGCGTTTATGCCTCACATGGTCTCCTTGAGAGGAAAGATGGGAGTTTAAACTTCACACACATCACAGTGTGGCTCTGTACCACACCACTGCCAGCGATATGCTTCATTGGGATGGCAGAGTGCTTGCTGAACGGGTCTTTCTATGTTGGGTGCTTTGGGGCCATATTGGCTATAGTTGATGCGGCCATCATAGCGCCACTGTTGATAAGCAAAGAAATGTGAAACAGCGGGTAAAAACCCGCTGTTTCAAAAAATAACTGGATAAAATTAAAATTAGGGCTTTACGCCAGATGGATCAAAATCCGCACCAGGTGCTGGTTTGGCAGCCGTGGTCGGTATGGTTCCAGGCATCTGTTTGTTCTGGACTTGTGATGCTTGGCTTTCCAGTTCCTTGATAGTTTGATCAAGCCATCTGACCATTGGCATTGCTTTAACGCCACCGGCAACACCAGTGGTGGTTGAATCCTTCCAATTAGGATCTTTACTTATAGCATCCAAGGCCTTTTTCAATGCGTCAACGGCATTGTCATATTTCACCTTGGGGCCAGCCACTTGGCTATAGGCAGCTTGGCTGCCCTGCTTAACACCTTGCCAAAGCTGCTTTGCGCCCTGCCAAAGGTTTTTGCCAAAGTCCATGAGTCCAGCCTCATCAATGCCAATGCTTTCATACAACTTCGGATCACGATGTTCAAGATATTCACTAAATTTGTACATGTTATTTCTCCAATTCTTGGAACTAAAGCTAGTTATGGTTCCTCACGCAAAAATAGTTTAATTTATAAAAAAATATCACTTGATTTTTGACCCAAAAAGAATTTTGATGAAGTGGCATATTTCATCAATCCATGGAGGTCAATGTCATGAAAAGAGGATATGTGCGTGAAGATGGAATGGTGTACGCAAGGATGCTCGATGGTAAACCTCTCTGGCTCACAAGAGAGCAGTACGACAAGAGAGAGGTGGCCAGAAAGAAGTATGTCAAGGAATGTTTCGCCATGTACAAGAGGAGAAGGCAGTGCGTCAGGAAGATAGGCGAGTATGATCACAGGAGGAACCTCTATTTTGTTGGGGTGTCATCCTCTGGCAAAGAGGTTTGGAGGGGTCGTGCCTTTTACGAGAGATTTCTTGACAAGGTCAAGAGAAGCAAGTCAAGGTACAACCAGAGGTGCAAGGATCTGCCACCAACAGACCTTGTCATAGGTTCGCCACACCCAACAAAACCGGGCATTTTCGTTACAAACAAGGTTGGGAACAAATGCTTCTTCGGCAACAAGGCAAAACTGCAGAAGCGCCTTGAGAGCATTAGGATGGCATACACAAAGAGGCACTACAAGGCCAAGAAGCGCCGTGCTCTGGCCCTTGAGGGAATAGTCAGAAAAAGGCGTGGTGAGACTCGATTAGAGGACAGCAAGATTTTCTTCGAGTATGACAGGATCGGCAAGGAGATATGGCTTGACCCAGTGGAATTCCACAGAAGAAGAAACAAGGACTGTGAGCGTCGAAGGCAATATCGTAAATTGCGGAAGCAGAAAACATGCCAGGAATCGAACTCCCAAGCATCATCACCCCTCCATTCAGTGGATTTGCTGTCTCCAAGCACAACGGGCAGCTCATGTTTGTCGAAGGAAGAAACTATGAGCAGCGCAACCAGTGCACAAGGCAGCTGATCGCAGATGTAGTTTCCAAGTTCCAAGTGCCAGACTTCGGGTGGACAATAGTCAACACCGATGACATGGACCTCTACAAGACCTACTTTGGCTACAGGGTCTTGTGCTTCTCGACATTCAATGGTGACTTCAGCCAGACCGTCCCGGACTTCACATATGGTGGGTGGCCAGAGGTTGGCATAGACAGCTTTGAGGGAACCTGCGCCAGCATGGAGGCCGGTGGCATGGATCCATATGCAATGAACGCAATCGGCTGGCGTGGGGCTCTTACACATTACAACAGGCGCCTAATTGTCCAGATGCACGATGGAGCAAACATAGACGCCATCTGGATCGAGTGGGACACGACAAACCCAGAGAGGCTGGTGTGCAGGAACAACTTTGTCAGCCTCCCAGACCACCCAAGGCGCTGGAGGTTCCTCATCGATGTTGAGGCGCATGGTTGGAGTGGCAGGCTAAAGTTCTTTTTCTTTGCCAACAGGCCAGTGTTTATACAGGACAGGCCGTACAAAGAGTGGTACTTCCAGCACTTGAAGCCATGGGTGCACTATGTGCCAGTTGCAAGGGACATGTCAGACTTGCGTGCCAACATGGAAAGGGTCAGAGCAGACCATGCCCTTGAGATGTCACTACGCCGCAACGCCCTTGAGTTCGCCAAAACAAGACTGTCACGGGATGCTGCACATGAGCGATGGGCAGAGGCCCTAAGGTCACTTGCTTAATTGAAATATTTAAACAATTTTTGCTAGAATAATATCAACTTCAAACTTAACGATCATTGTTTCACATAAATTTGCCTTATGTTAAATTTGAGAAGTAAATTCAATTGTTGAAACCAAACCATTCAGAGATTGATTTTTAGCATCGTTCATATAAATAAAAAGAGGAGATAATCATGTCAAATGGAATAACAAGTCAATCTGGACCAGCATATAAATCAGTTGTAGTTGAATACAAAGACGGGGCATCCAACATAACCGTAACTCCAGAAACACCCTTGCCAGTTACTGGGACTATTACAACTGGAGATTCTGGTTTACCAGAAGCAGATCCGCTTCCAGTATTTCAACCAGTTTCACAAGGAGCTTTTGGTGATCAAATAGTAGCAAATCTAAGTCAAGAAATTTCATTAATGTTTAATTATCATGTAGATTCAGATGTGTTAAGCACTTTAACACAGAGCAGTGCCAGTGTAACCACAGCTAATTCAAAAATGATTTTAGCAACTGGTGGTGTTATGGGGTCTTTAGCCGTTGTAAAAAGCAAAGATTATTTAAGATACAGACCCGGATATGGTGGACTGGCTAGATTTACTTTGGGAGTAACAACAGGATACACTGGCACCGAACAAACTGCTGGAGTTGGAAATGAAGAGGATGGCTTTTTTTTCAGCTACAGAGATCATGATGAGTCTGGAAATCCAGATATGTGTATTGTAAGAAGATCTTTTGGTGCAAGAGAAATAAGATACCTTACGATAACAAATGGATCAAGCTCCGCTGCCAACACAACAATTACTCTTAATAGTGTTGCTGTAACCGTTGCTGTAAGCAACAATTCTAATGCAGTAAATCAAACTGCAACCAATATAGCAAATAATTTTACCTCTACTGACTGGACAGCTTCAGCACATGGCAACATAGTTGTGTTTCGTGCTGTGCATGCTGGTGTAAAAAGTGGAACATATAGCTTTTCCGCTGGCACATCTGGAATTACCACAAGTCCATCTGGAGAACTCACTCAAAAAGTAGCTGGTGTCAACAAAAACGAAGAAGTCATTTCAAGTGCCAACTGGAATTATGATAAAGCTGATGGTACGGGAACTTTGCCAGATTTAGATTGGAGCAAAGGAAATGTGTACCAGATCAAATATCAGTGGTTGGGATATGGTATGATTCAGTTTTATATTGAAGATCCAACTTTGGGAAGATTTATTAGAGTTCACGCTATAGAATATGCAAATACAAGCACCATTCCAACCGTGGGCAATCCCACATTTCCATTTTACTTTCACGCAAGTAATTCCAATTCAGTACAAAATATAAGCATGTTTACTTCATCATGTGGTGGTTTTGTGGAAGGAAATACTGGCAGAAGCACTGGAGGAAATCAAAAAACATATACTGTATCAGATAGTTGTGGAGATTCTGGGACCCTAATAGCAACTCTGTTTAATCCAAATAACTTTAAAAGTAAAAATTCCAGAGTTCAAGTGTCCATTTCTGATATTTCTGCTTCGGCTGCCTCGCCAGTAACATTTAGATTTTACAGAAATGCAGCTTTGACTGGGACAGCAAGTTGGACTTCTATAGGAACCAACAGTTGCATGTATTATGACGAGGGATCTACAAGTTTTTCTGGTGGTGATTTAGCCTGTGCGATACGAGTAGAACATCAATCAAACAATAATTTAACTGCCAGAGACATTAGCGATGGCATTTTAACATTACATCCGGGTGACACATTAAGCATTGTCGCCACTTCAGATTCTGGCACCGTTAAAGTTGGATGTTCAATCAACTGGGTTGAATACTTATAAAAGTTTTATCGGCCTTGCGGGTATCTCGGCGACAATTCCACGCTTGTGCATCCTGAAATTTGGGTACATGAACTTGTAAGCGACCTCGACGCTGTCGCTGAACTGGTTTGTGGTGGCCTGTATGATTATATCGCCATCAACACCAAGAGTTCCACTAAGGTGCGACATTCCAGAGTCTATCCCAAAGAATGACTTACAAGAAAGAAGGAATTTTGCTTGCTCATAAAGTGTAGTGAAGTTAACTGGCATGTCGGGAAAGAAATTCCTGCTTCCAGGTCCGCCAATTGCATAGGTGTTGCCTCCACTGAACTTTTTTATGGCCCTCTCCATCTCTTGTAGTGTGAACCTTGGCTTGTCATGCCTGGGTGAATGACCATTCAATTGGAAGCATTTGTGCCCCCTTTTTTCTGGCATTGGAATGCGTGGCCTTGGAAGCGAAAATGTTTCCAGCGGGTCTGGCCTGCATGATGAGTGCCCGAAATTTAGTGCGCACCAATAGGCAGTTCCAAGGCGGCCAAGGTTGAGCATCCTGCCAAATCTAAAGTCATGCTTCAAACCATCGACCTTCGTTACTGGCTCTATGTAACCCTCATAGTCAAATATGCTCATTATCTGTCTGCCGATCTCTTGCCTTACGAAGTGTATCTTGGCCTTGAAGCCATCCCTCTTTGCGCAGTTGTAGACAATGTTGGTGAACACCTGGATGTCGCCATAGTGGACGGGCTCTATCTTGAACATTTCAACTCTGTCGCACTGCAAATCGATGTCTTGGTTCATAGATATTCCGAAGGATTAAAAATGAGCGCCCGTGAAAACACATTTTTTTGGCTTGTATTCACCATCGTACTAAGTGTAAGCACAGTAGACCTGTATCTCCTGATCAGGTTCCAAAATGTCATAGCCGAGGAGGAGAAGAACATAGTCGGACTGTGGCTGATCCACCTAGATAGTGGTTCAACCGCTCTATTTTCAGCCGTCAAGATGTTTGGGACATGCCTCAGCCTCATGCTCTTGAAGAAGATATTTCTGGCGCACCGAAGGATTGGCTATATTGTCGGGAGCCTCATGGCCACCTTCCAGATCTGCCTGATCATATACCTTCTGAGTTGATGTCATTTTCCAGAAAACTTTATCATGCAAAAGCCGACAAATATGACGGCCATGCCGGCGATCTGAAGTGCTGTCAGTCTAAAGCCAAATATGGCCATCGGCAGTATGTAGCCTATGAACATGATCATCATGTCCCAGTATGCGCTATTCAAGAGGACGGCCTCCTTGTCTGGGAGGCTTTTTGCAAGTGTGTACCAGAGAAGGCATGCGACTATGTTGCATGCAGTGCTTGCTGGTATGTAATAGTTCGATGACCTAGCCGTGTCAAGGAAGGTCAACATCATGATAACCAGATATAGCATGGCAGCCGTGATGTAGAAACTCATGCCATATCTATGGCATCAGACTCCTATATCGAGCCTATGCCTCGCTTGCTCAAGTGTGTCACCCTGTGATTTAAACTCGGATATCCTCAAGAGCTGGTCGAGGTTCACGCCATCAAGCGATTGCGCCCATGAGCCAACAATTGATTCACGCATGACAATGTCTGGGTTGTCAAAGTTCCTGACAAACTTGAACCTGCTTGGCCTCTGCTTGAGGGCTATGTCAACCTTGCCTATGTCATTGGCCGTCAAGAAGAAGGCGACCTTGTTGTAACTGTTGTAAACCCCATCAAGGCAATTCAATATGCTGTCAAATGTGAACTTGATTCCCATGTTGTTGGTGCCACCTGGGCTCTCGCCGATGATGCAGCGCCGACAGCAAAAGTAGTTGTCAAAGTCCTCCAGAAGGACAATGCACCTCTCAGGAACATTGGAGAACATGAACATGATGTCCATGTTGGAAAACTCTGGCGAAAATGTGATTATGACAATTGGAACCTTGTGCTTGACAGCAAGGTACCTTATCAACGATGTCTTGCCGTTGCCTGGCTTTCCATAGAGTATAGCACCAGTTCTTGGCTTCTTGCCGTCCATGACCATGGAAACATCCATTTCTATGTCGTTCCACAGTGACTTGTCAAGGATGGGATCATCGGCACCCTTGATGGATCCTATCTTGTCGGTGTGCCATGGCGTCGCAACAAGGACTGGTATGCCAAATTTCTCAAGTTGAACGGCGTGCAACTGGTTGACAAGAAATGATTTTATCGATTTGTATGACCATCGGAAGCAAATTATGACCGTGGTGAAGTCCTTGCCCTGGAATCCAGCTTGAAGCATGCGCTCTTGATGAGCCAAATAAAACAATGGTGTGCCATCATACTTGCAAAAAGCCTTGTAAACCACTGGGTGCCTTGATTCCGTGAAAAACTCCTCCTCCATGACAAACTTGGTCACATCATCAAGCGTCTCATAGATCGTCCTAAATGTATTCTGGTCAACCCTAAGATCAACAAGGATGACGAACCGCAATACAGCCCATATGCCGACCAAAGTTCCACCAACAGCAAGCAAACCAGTAATCCAAGACATTAAAATTCCTCTCAAAATGACACTAGATAATGTAAGAGGTGAACAAATGAGAAGTATAAATGAATTCAAGGCTGGCAACAAGATTAAAGGTTTTTTAAACAAGCTTTTTGAGGCTCGACAAGTGGCGCATATAGCCCACCTTCAAACCAAGAGTTATGCCGAGCACAAGGCTTTGAACTCATTCTATGACAGCATCTTGGATCTCACTGATGGTTTCATTGAGGCCTACCAGGGGCAATATGGCATCGTGACTGGGTATGAATCCATATCATCAACAGCGCCAGATTCGATAGACAAATACATCTCAGATTTTGCCGACGATGTCAAGGCCGCAAGAAAAAATCTTGATGAAAATGACACTCATCTCCAGAACATGCTTGACGAGATTATCAGCCTTGCCTATTCAACAGTTTACAAATTAAGGTATTTGAAATAATGTCCTATGATGACCTCATTGCCGAGATTGGCATAGGACATCCTTGCCAAAAATTCAATGATGCCTGGTCTAGGGTGGAGATGGCGCTTAGCCAACATTATGTGAAAACCTTGACCCAAGAAGAGGCTGCTATAGCTTGGTTGGTGGTCATGCGTGTCCGACCAAAACTTTTTGTAGAGCTTGGAGGACAGCATGGCCACTCCAGCATGATATTCTCGGAGGCCATGAAGGTTGTTGGCGGCAGGTTCATTAGTGTCGAGCTTGGCATTTCCCCAGAAAACAAGTACCCACCAGAGGTCTGCGGAACCTTGAAATTTTTGCCAGAGGAAGGCCATGTCACAAAGATATTTGGCAATGCCGAGGTTGAGCTCCCAAGGATTTTGGAAAACAACAAGGTTGACATGGTGTTCCACGATTGCGCCCACACATGGGACCATGTGGAATTCTGCCTAAATGCCGCAGAGAGGTCAAACCCAGATGTCGTTCAGATGTGCCATGATTGCGCAAGCTTCATGTGGAACCCAGAGAGGGAAACACAGTATGGGGTCATCTGCGCTGAGAGGCCTGTCTTTGACAAGCACTTCCTCAACAACGATAGATACATGTACCGTGTCTATGAGGGCAAGTATGGGTTAGGATTTGCCATACCGAAAACTAGATTAGTTAATGATTGTGCCACCAAAAAGGATTGATTGGAAGATACATGTGCCCGTGCCAGATGGCATAGGAAATGCAGATTTCACGCCGCCATCACTTAGATCACAGCCAAAAGTGAATTTCATAATATCAACTTGCGACAGGCCAGCGGCATATATCCACAAAATGCTTGCGACAATGTTCATGGGTGGATTCCCAATTGAATACAAACTAAACCTTGTCGTATCTGGAGACGAAACAAAATACCTTGACTGCTACAAGCACATGCCAAACATCAGGATATACAAGTGGAACTCGGATGAATGGGGCAGAGTTAAGTCGTTGCCGGTAAAGTTCAGGGCGAGCTACAACTACCTGCAGTGCTTAGGCATAAACGATTACGAGAACAGCTTGATATTTGAGGATGACTTGGTTTTCCAGCACAATTGGCTTGGCAAGCTATTCAAGTGCATCACTGCCGCAGAGATTGATGGATACGACAATTACATGATGACACTGTTCTGCCAAAACAAATGCAGAACCACAAAATTATACGCAAAGGTTCCACGCATAACATGGGCTGGAACACAGGCAATGTACTACCCAGAGAAAGTGCTGCGGGTCATAAGGCCATTCGTGCAGCAAGTCACTGAAATTGTTTCAAAGGTCCAGTCTGAGCCCAGCAACCCACTCTACCTCAACGCATACGACATGCTTGTTAAGGAGTGCGCCATAATGGATGGTGTTGACATACTTGCCCCATGCGAGTCTCTGGTGCAACACATAGGCTCACAAACAGCGGGCGGCACTGGCCAAGATATAATGAAAAGCCCAATTTTCCATTCATGCAAGCTTGATGGTGTCGGTGGCGATGCCCCTTGACCATTGAAAGCTCTTGAAGCTTACTGGTGGGTTGCTTCTGTTGACAAAACCAAAAGGCTTCTTCTCATAGTACAGCCATGCTGGATTCTCTTTTGATTTCTGGCTCGTCACAAAATGAAAACCCTCCATTTCGTCTGTTCTTTCTTTTATTCTGTAAATGTGCTCTGGATACTTTGAGAAATATGTGGTCAATATGCCTGGTTCAGAGTTGTGATAGTTGAAGATTACGGGATCTGGTATGACATAGTGATCTATTGTCATTACAAGTCTTGCCGTAAGACCCTGCTCATCAAACCAATTGTCCCAGTTGTTGGAGTTCTCAATGATAGCACCAGTTATGTCATAATTTGGAGGAAAGCCAAAAATCCCTGCATTGATCGGTTGCATAGGGATATTTTTTTTTATCATGTCCAAGGTGTTGGATCCAAGACTCGTGTTGATTCCCCTATTTGCAAAAGCCTTGTTTGAGGAAAAAAACTTGTTGATATGGCTTCCACGAGCCAGAAGAACAAGGTCTGAGTCAATGTAAACCTCATGGCTCTGCATGCGAAGTCTGGGTGGGTAAAATTTCCATCCCGTATTCTTTGGAGCTAGTGGAAGGCTGCCAGTGTCTGCAGCAACACAAGAAACTCCATACTTACCAAGCTCATCTTGGAACCTTGCAAGCGCATCTGGCCTAAAGCAAGTGTTGAATACAGCGACACCGTCGGCGATGTCGCCGTAAAGAACGCTGAATGTTCGGCAGCTTTCAAATAATATTTTGTTTCCAAATGGACTTGGTCCAACCGTCCACCTAAAAAGAGGTCTATTGTTGCCCTTGTTTTTTTCTATGAACTCTGATGCCGAAAATTTATGTGGCATCAACTATTTAGATTCTATGTTGTACTTTTCCTTGAGATAGGAAATTAAGACTTTTTGTTCAGTGTCCATGTCCTTGTGTTGATCATAAAGATCTTGGTATCTTTTTTGCAAGTTGTCCATTTTCTCCCTCTGCTTCCTCAGTGGGAATTCAGTCTTAAAAAAATCATCCGAACCAATCTTTATTGACTCAAGAAAATCGGCATACTCAGTTGCCAGCTTGATCCGCTTCTCACTGTACATCAACACAAGGGAATCAACATTTTTTGTTGACATTGATCGTATTTTTGCGATGGCATTCTTTATTTCCATAGATGCCATTGATGGCTTAGAATTAACCGCTGTGTTGAACTTGTGTATTATGTCATTTAGGCCAATCCAGTACCTTTTTGTGGCTATCTCTTGCTCTGGCGTAATTGCAAACATCACCAATTGAAACAATAAAACTGTCATTTTATGATCCTCCCTATAGATAATACTTGGATCTTAGCATGAATTGCTAAAAAAAATCAATAGCGATATCACCATCAATATGCCTTATCAAATGGGAGGCATGGATAATATATAATGAACGAACCATGAGGTGAAAAATGAAATTTGAAGAATATGCTGCCATGAGGGAGGCGACCACTCCCATGATCCTAAAAGAAAGTACAAATGGCCTTTCAGAGAACATAAAATACCATCTGGAAAACAATTTGTCTCTTTCGGACAGTGTATTTAGAATTGGTTCCACCGCATACTTAGATCTTGTCAATGAGGTGCGTGACTTGCACCTTGATGGCAAACTGGAACTCAATGAAAATGATCTATTCATCATCATGACTGAGGCTGGGCGTACTGGCGTATATCAAGGAAAACAAGTTCCACTCGACAGCCCAAAAAGAGGCGGATCAAAGAAATTCTATGTTTTTGTCAATAGCGGCAGAAAAAACGCAGATGGCCGTGTTGTGGCCAAAAAAGTCAGTTGGGGAGACCGAAAACTTTCAGTCAAAAACCAAAGCGACAAGGCCAGAAAGAGCTTTTTGGCACGGCACAAATGCTCACAGAAATCAGATAGGAAAACCGCTGGATGGTGGGCATGCAATGTAAACAGATATGCCAAACAGCTCGGTCTTGTAAGCACAAAAAAATGGTGATCAAATGCTGCCATTCAAGCAAAAGAAAGTTTCCAGTGATAAGGTCATAAGGACATTCAGCCAGGACACACCCAGCGAGGAATTCAAGTGGCATAGAGATGCCGAAGACAGGATCATAAAACCACTGCAGGAAACAGATTGGAAAATTCAAATTGACAATCAATTGCCAGTGGCCATCAAAGGCATCATGGAAATACCAGCGGGTGTATATCATAGGGTCATCAAGGGCACTGGAAACCTGCACCTTGAGATAGAAATGAATCCAAAAGAGGTTTGATGTTCAAGCCTGGGCCGCTCTACAACAAGCGATACCACATCATGGAGCGACTGAGAAAAGTTTCGCTTGAGACTGGCGATGTCTTTTACAATGGCTCAAATGTCCGTGGGCCACTTGGAATTCCATTTGGTGGTCTCATACAGTTGTTCACAAAATCCGTCTACAGCCACGCAACAGTAGCTCTTGTTGAAGAGGGTGAATACTACGCCATAGATGTCTCAGATTATGGGTGCAGGAAGTTACGCATCATTGACTGGTTTGACAACTGGGGGGTTGAGGACTTTTGTGTGGTTCGTTTGAAGGAAAAAAAGACTGATGATGAGGAAAGATTTAAAGTCGCCATCAAGAAATTTCTTGATGAAGACCCAAGCTATGATTTCACCTTCAACGACCCAAAAGCATACTACTGCACCGAGTCGGTCAAGCGCATATATGGCGAGCTTGGCTATGATCTTGGAGGTAGCTATCTCATCAAAGACATAGTTCCATGGTGGTTCTACCCGCTGTTGCGAATTGGCTCAGTGATGACAAAAATTGCAAGCGGTGCATCGCTGCCAACCGATGTCAAAATATCGATAGTCGGCAATGAAGAAAAAGGCATGCTCGCAAGTACGCTTACTAGGAAACTGATCGCATATGATGGCAAAGATTTCACTTATTTTTCTTAGTGCCATGCTGGCAGCTGGCTGCCCGAGTCACCAAGACACTAGCTGGAAAGACATCAAGCCTTGGGACGAAAGCGCACCAGGCCACGATGATGCGGCCAAGGATGGCACAAGTTCCAAGCTTTTGTCACTTCACAACAAGCAGAGGGAATTGCGTGGCAGGACAGGACTTGCAATCGACAGCTACCTTGAGAAATATGCGCAAAAGCACGCAGAGTGGATGGCAAACAAGCATAACCTACAGCATTCTGACATATCGGTTCTGATGGGGAGATACCACACAGCCGGTGAAAACATAGCTTGGAACCAAGAGGATGAGCTGGAAGTTGTCAACGCATGGATGAAATCGCCTGGCCACAGGGATAACATTATGAATAGGCAGTTCAGCAAGGTTGGTTTCGGTGTGGCGCAAGCTGGCGATGGAAGCCTATTCTGGTGTACGGTATTCGGAGACTGAAACCATCTGCAAGTAGAGCGTGCTTGGTGGCTCTGGGTAGTAAAACCGTATGTAGGGACAAAGCCATGTCTGTTGGCCTGGCATAACGCCAGAAAGGTTCTCGGAGTGGACATCATAGATCCACCCGTCATAGAGCGGCTCCTTGTAGGTTATCCTGACATCACATCCAGGGAAATACCCATCAGACACCAGCAGCACAAAGCCCTTTTCATAGTTCTCTATGCTTTTAATTTTACAACCGTGATTAATGAGCCTATCGGCGCCAATGATGACAGGGCTCAGTGCCGCATCTGTCATCCCGGCTGGCGCAAAATCATAAAGCTCATCCTCATGCTCAAAGACCCATCTGTCCTTGGATTTGAGGACAAAGAAAGGCTTTATTCCCATTTTCTCATAGTCGCTGCGTGTGTCTGAATTTTCAAAGAATCCCATATTCACACCTTGCCATGGTTTTTGCTTTTTATTTTCATAGACATTGTCATTGCCTTAACAGGGGCGGTGAACAAGTGAAGCAGCATGTTTGACCTGCCATTCTTGATCTCAAATGCAATGGCCGGGCACTCAAATTGGTTCTTGCCACGACTTAGCAGAACAATGTCCTTAACAATTATTCCTTTAGACTTGCACGCCTTTGTGAACTTATTGATCCCAAACAGAAATGAGAAATACCCAGTCTTTCCATCCTTGGGACCGCCAACAATCTCATGCCTCATTGGGCAAACAAAAATGTGTGTAAGCCCATCAAACGACTGGACTGAATGTGGCAGAAAGTTTACTTTTTTTTCCCTTTTTGTAAACCAACACTCAGACAGTGTTGACAAAATTGCCTTTATCGCTTGTTTCTTTTTCATTTATGCATTCCCTAAAATGGTAGTTCTGGGTCTTGTATATCGTAAATAATTGGGGCAGCAACCTTATAGTCACGGCCTATCGCCTCAACAATCTTTTGTTTCTCATGGTCATCAACTTGCTCCAAAGCGACAATGAACATGTCCAAAATGGCGTTTTTCTCATCCTCTGGATATGTCGAAGCGCTTTTGGCAACCTTTGAAAGAAATTCAATCAAAATCTTTTTGTGTCGCAGAGAAACTTTCATAGGCGGTGCCCCTTCGGACACATTATAGCATCAATTGCAAATTGCTAAAGTACATTTGGAAAAAACTCACCAAACAATTGATTCGCCCTTGCAAAGGTCATGTTTGTAGTCAAATATCTTACGGTGCAAAAGTTCGGCAAAAACAGCCGGGTTCACAAATTCATTCATATTGCACTGTTTTGAATTCTCTGCGATAAGACTCTCAACTTGATGGATGAAGCTTGTCTTGCCGAGAAAACTCTGTGTGGATATCAATCTGCCATGCAAGTCATTGTTTATCCATTTTTTTCTCAACAAATCATCACAAATCATTACGAGTTTTTCACTTGCATCAACCCATTCTGGATGCATTGGCGAAATAAGGTCAATGACATAAATTTCTGGATTTTTTTCAAGATAAGAAAAGACAAATCTCAAACTGTGAAAATAATTTCTTTGCTGGGTAAAACCAAGGCTCTTGCCAATGTCCTCTATCTCATCCATCTGCGGGTTCGTGTGGAGAATGACTTGGTATTTGGCCCACGGTGAGCAATCAAGAACCTCATGCTCTTGCCCCCACTCCAACTGCCCAGGATCCACAAATGAATATGGGAAAATCCTTAACTCAAGTGATTCTGGCTGTACCTTGAGAACCGAAAGGCTTTCGCCGGCACAGTTTGTCCTAATGTCTCCATCAACACCAATCGCAAATGATTTAATGCCAGCACCAGTGCGCAAAGCCCTGGCTGTTGTCTCAATTAAATCATTTGATTTCAAAAGAATTATCGCATTGCAAACACCTTCTGATGTGATCAAGATGAAGGAAGGAATAATCTTGCTGCCAGAGTGCTCACTCCAGTAGACCTTGAATAATCTGGAAAACTCAAAAACATCCTTTTCTAACTTATCACGAAGACGAAACATAGATTCCTTCCTTGGTAGTGCACCCAAGGAATTATAAAGGTTTTATCGCATTTGTACATAGATCATTTGTGGCCACATGCCAAATTTCTTCAAAAAATTAATTGGCATGAAAAACTTATCGCTTGGCTTTCCACCAAGTATACTATATTCATTGTCAGCATCATGTTTCTCGAGCACAAAATCAGTGCTGGGTAATTTTCCAGCACTTACCACCATGCAGCCTCGATTATCGCAACCATTGATTAATTTAGCCAAGTTTTTTGGCACAATTGACTGCCACTCGGAGAATGTCAATTGGCAACCTTCAGACTTCAATGGGATAACAACAAGACTATTCATTGCTCAAACCCATGTAGTTCCTAATGGCCTCAATTGCCGATTTTAAATTGTTGTTGATGCTCATTTTTGAGTATGGCTTTCCAGTCTCTGGATTTATCGTCTCAGATGCAAGCCTAGTCTGCCATCCCCATTCACAGTGCATGAACGCATTGATTGACCTGCGTTGGAGATCGGTGAGTGGCACATCACTTAAATTAATTCCAAGATTTGGAATTTGCTCGGAAACCTTGTCTTGAATGACCCTGTCACAATCGGACATGCTCATTGTTGATGTTATTTCAATCTGCTGTTTGAGGTTGTTTTTCTGCTTCTTTGTCAGACCCATGGAGTTCATAACCTCTTCGACGGACATGGTTGGGTTTTTGCACATGTTCTCATCAAACCGCAAACGCAAAAGATTCCACTTCTCAGGGTATTTGATGATACCACTTTCCTCTGCGGTGAACCTTGTCGACATCGATCTGTGGCACTTTTTCAAATACTCTATCAAACTCAAGCGTGGCTTGGTGTAGAGGTAGATTGAATCCATAATCTTGAGTATAAACTCAGATAACTTATCTTGGTTGCCATTGCACCAGGATGTGAAAAGTGGAATGTAGCCAGAGACCAAGGCATCTTCAATAGTTTGGCCATCCAGCATCTGATGTGGGCTTTTAACGATGTAAACCGTCTTGAGATCCTCAAGAAATTGCTCATGTTCAGAAAATGGCACAACATCCAGAGCCTTGGCGAGCCTATCCATGTCAATTGACCCATTGCGCCATGCGCTCAAGACAATGGCTCTAAACTGGACTCTTTCCTTCTTTTTAACCATGGCTGTGTATTTCTTTAAAGCTCTTGCGCTCTTGGATAAATGTTTGCGGATGTAAAGAAATTGTTCTTTTGTCAATTTTTTATACTTAATTATGTTAGCAATCATTGCTTTCTCCTACATGGTTTACAAATGAAACAACATAGTAAATGTAACAAGTGATTGAATTAAATCAATAGTTTTTTTACAACTATTTTTGTAAACAATGCATTTATTGACATAAATCTTTAAACAACAAAGATTTAAAAAAACAAATAAGCTTGCCGAACGATCTTAAAAAGAGATAAAATAGATAATTAGACATGTGTCTAATGAAAGGTTTATATGAATTCAATCCATCTTTACGAATCTACAGTCGGAAGAATCAGTTTTGATTTTGATGATACCCTATGCATGTCCAACGGCAAGCCAAACATGGCCATGGTGGAAAAACTCAAAATGCACCATAGGAATGGCCATGAAGTAGTCATAGTTACAGCCAGAAACAGAGATCATGAAAGCGACTCATGGATTAAAGAAAATGAGCCAAATAGAGTTAAGGTCATGGACTTCATTAAAATTCACAATCTACCCGTAACCTCCGTTTACTTCACCAACCACGCCCCAAAAGGTCCAATACTGCAACAACAAAACATTTTTGCTCATTATGACGACGATAAGGATCAATTGCATTCAACTCAATCGCATGGAGTCCAAGCAATCGGAGTGGGAATAGATGCAAAGAGTTAAAACAATTGATGGACGCCTTCCAATCATTGTATTTGCGCCGCACGGTTTTGACGGGAATGATGAAAATACCTCAATTGTTGCCGAAGCGATAGCTAAGCAAATAAACGCAAGCGCTGTGATCAACCTTGGGTGGGAGCGCTCCGACACAGTTGACTGTCTAAATGACAAGGCGGATTGTAACAATGTGCACCATTGCCACGAAGATGTAGTCAAAGATGAAATACTTGACCCGATCATGAGGTTTGTGCAAAGGGCAAAGGCAACAAGTAAATCTGTTTACATATTGAACATACATGGAATGAGTGACAGTCACAGAATCACGGCGAAGGATAAGCTCGATCTTGTGATAGGATTTGGCGAGGGCGACCCGCCAAGTTTCAGCATGGACATCTGGAGAAAGAACTTCATGATGTCACGGCTCATGGGCTTTGGAATAAACGCCTATGAAGGCAAGCCAGGTGGCAAGTTTTCTGGATGGGCCAAGTCAAACATGAACCAGCTCTTCCGTAAGTGGTACCCAGACCAAAGGGTTCAGAGCGTACAAGTTGAGCTGACACACGAGATAAGAAGCACTAAAACCATGTGTTTGCTAACTGCCGACTATCTAGCGACTACCATTGAAGACCTCATGAACACAACAAACTTCTCAACCATGACAACATTTAAGTCTTATTAGTCTGGTTGCTTGCTGTTGTTGTCAATGAAATCCTTGTCCTCGCCATCAATCTTCAGGTTTTTTGGTGTCCTGCTCATTGTCCAGTCGTGGTTCAGCATGATGAGATCTTTGCCAGAATTAGCACCAATTATGCTGAAGTTCTCATTGCTTGTTATCCCCAACACCCCAATTTTTCTTGAATTTTTTTTTAATTCATCTTCGATCTTGCCAATTCTTTCAATGAGACCATCATCTTTCTGGCTTTTTTCTAAAAAATCATTGGTTGCTTTCTGAATTTTCTCCAGATGAAAATGCCCAGAAACCCACTGTTTAAAGCCAGAAATTTTTTTGTATGCGTAAACAGACGCTATGGCCAAAATTAAAATGAAAGCCATGGTCAAGAGGCCACCATTACCACGCCTTTGTTTTTTTATGATGATGATTGGCTGTTGATCAATTACCTTCTGTAGTTCTTTTTCCCACTTTTCCATGATTGCCACCTTTAATCTCATTCTGGCCAAGTATTGATCGTGGCAGAGTGACGCTTACGCCGCCAACATGACACTCCAAAAGCTGGCCGAAGCAAAACAATGGCAAAACGGCAGTCCCACGCCTAATGTTGCCGATGTATTTGTGCTTAAAAACCTTTGGGCCAACCAAAGGTCTGCCAAGCAGCCTTGCCCTATCATCCCTATATATTGCCAAGTCGGTCATAGTCACCAAAGCACCATCGCCATGTGTCGCATCTAAGTGACAATTTATTGGACTTGACAGTTTGTTTCGTGCATCTTCCAGAACCAAATGCAAAACCTTACTGTTAGACTTGCCATTCTTGTCATGGATTTTTTTGAGTTTTTTCAAATCTTCAAGCCTCAAACTAGAATGTCCCTTAAGGCTGTTGCAGACACTGCACATAGTCTGATAATTACTGATATGGTCCTTGCCGCCACGGCACCTTGGATGGATGTGATCCCTAGTCATCAAGACAAGATCTCCACCAGATTCTGCGTACAAATTTAGGTGTGGGCTCTCATCACCATCATGCATCTCCACAAGAACAACACAACCAGTGACGCCACAGCATACACATTTGTTGTTCTCACGGAAAAGAGAAAACCTATGACTGTTCATCCTTGCCCGTGTTTTCTTGCCTAACATTGGCACGCCTATAGACAGCTCGCCATCTATTTCTTTGAGCAATTTATTCCATGAAAGCTTTTTAATGCCCTTTGGCTTTTTTCTGCCGCTGGTAGATTTGACCGATACTTCGGCATGGTGAATGCCAGCAATGCCAAGTGATTCCAATATGGATTCAGTGGCAATCCTATCCATATCCTCACGAGGGCCGGAAAACCTTGTCCTGTATTTTATGGTTGCCTCGACCAAGTACCTCATGAGAACATCTCATTCATCATGTCGGCCTCGGCTTGACTGTAAAGAAGCTCATATACCATGAGGCCGCAATAGGCGGTGAGGAGCCTGCTCTTGGATGTCTTTGAAAAGCTTTTTATCCAATTGCTTATGATGGGATTTACCTTTTCTATCTCCTCAAGGCGACGCTCTATGTACTCGAAGTCATCTGCGTTCTGCAGGTTGCCTATCAAGGAGTATGTCGTCTCCCGCTTGACTATAGGGAGGTATTTGTTCATGTTGCCTTTGCTTACGCTCTCACGAGCACATAATCGTTAAAAACTTGCCCCAGTTGATGGTCTGGGAATCCCCTGTTGTATGGCGGCCTCATGATCCTTGACTTGACCATTTCATTCTGCTTGAAGAAAGGGTCAATGTCAGACCTCACACAGTCATGCGATATGGCCTTGAGCTTCGCCTGGCCAAACCACCTGTTGTTGTCAACTTGGGGGAAATATGTCCGTTGCTTTATGTCATTCTCATAGCCAAGCTGCTTTAGCTCATCGTCGGTGAAAACAAGATGAATGTAGGCCTTGTTTATCTTCTTGTACAAATGTGTCGCATGCCTTGATGATATGGGATGGCATCGAACATAGATTCTTCCCTGAGGCGCAAGCATATCTCTGGCTGTCGCAAGTATGTTGACAGGATCCTCAGAGTGGTCAAGGACATCATACAACAAAATCAAATCATATGGGCCTCCAGCCTTGGCCTTTTCAATGTCCGTTGTAAGCAGGCAATTTCCAGTTTGTGAATCCCAGGTTAGCCCGCCCAGCTGCTTGGTGTCGTAGCCTATGGCACTTTCGGCGCCAAGCTCAACAGCCTTCTGAGCCACATGGCCTTCGCCGCATCCAAAATCCAAGAATTTTTTGCCCTTTATGTCCTGACCCATGTAGGCCAGAATGCCCTCTGCTCTCTCATACTTGTCCTTGTCGGACTCCTCGCAAATAAGAAAGTCTGGGGCCGCCTGTGGCCACTGCCCACTTCCCAAAAGATCCTTAAGAGCCTCAAATGTGGCAGCCGTAGGCTGCGTTTCTGGTTTTGTTTCTGGCTTAGTTTTAGACTCTGGCTTTGAATCTTGAGGCGTCTGAATAGACCCTTGATTTGAAGCCCTAGACCCTTCCTTCAAGATCGCAATTATTTCCTCGAGCTTTTTTACAAGCAAATCCACATTCATGAAAGTCTCCTAAGTTATCTAAACATATAATAGATACTGCTATGAAATTATTTGTAGTACACACACATGTATGCACCCTTAAGTTTGTGCCAAAGCTGCACTTCATACAAAAGCACGACTTAAATCAGCTTCAAATGGACAGATTCACTGAAAACTGCCTTGCCGAAAATAGGATGCTGTACTATTTATCGCAGAACATTCATCTTTTGGACGACATCCATGTTGGCCTCGCCAGCGCTAGATGGAATGAAAAATATAGATGCATGAGGATACACCAGCTTCAGCTGCTAAAACCAGATGAAGAAACTGTTTATGCCGCTGAGCCAACGAACCGATGGTACGATGACAGCGAGTCAAACCACCCAGGCATGCAGGGTTACATGCATGAGATAATGGACAGAAATGGGTGGAAAGAAACCAGTGGCATGTCATTTTACTCGAACAACTTTGTGTGCCACAGGAACACCATGGTGGCGTTCCTGAAATGGTGGGTTGACAATTTTCAACACTTTTACGCAAAGCACAACAACCAATTCCATTTCAACAACAACTACAGAAGATACAACCCAAAATTGCACCAGGCGTACTTCTACGAGCGACTTACCATCTTGTACTTTGCTAACCAAAAATATAAAATCAAGCCGATTGGCAACATTGAAGGCCACATCAAACTTTTATAGGCGAAAAATGAAAGAGTCGCAGGGAAAATTGCTAATTCTTGGCGCAAACTTAGAAACAATACCATTGGTTCAAGTCGCCAATGAAGTTGGCGTTTACACAATCGTCACTGACTACGATCCAAACGCACCTGCGAAAAGATTTGCCAAAAAAAGCTTTAATATTGACGGAATGGATATCGAAAAAATTGTCAATCTTGCCAGAGCAGAAAATATAAACGGAGTTTTGGTTGGAGTTGCCGATTTACTTGTGCCAACTTACCAGAAGGCTTGCCAAATTCTCAAACTTCCATGCTATGCCAATACTAGATCCATAACAGTTTTGTCCAACAAGCGCAATTTTAAGATGGCTTGTGAAAAAAATAACATTCATGGTGTGCTTGAGTTTTCAGAATCGAACATTGAATACCCAGTGCTTGTAAAACCTGTTGATAGCTGTTCAGGTCAAGGCATCACAGTGTGTCGCCAAAAAGAAAGTTTGCCACAATCAATAATAAAGGCAAAGTCAGCATCAAGATCTGGACAATTCATAATTGAGAAATACATGAAATGCGACAATGTCGCCCTGTATTACACATTCATGGATGGAAAGTGTCACTTATCAGTTATGGGCGACATGAAAACATTGGAGATTGAGAGGGGAAGCCCTGTGAACCTTGGAAATATCTACCCATCAAAGCACACCAATCTCTATCTTGAAAAATTTCATGATAAATTCAAAAGATTTTTCAGCAATTTGGGCATAGAGAATGGCGTAATGCTCATCCAAGCGTTTGTGGAGAACAACGAGTTTTATGTCTATGACCCTGGATTCAGGCTGCAGGGTGAAGCGCCACATATACTTTTGAATGCAATAAATGGATTTGACCATAGAAAGATGCTGGTAAAATTCGCATTGACTGGTCGTATGGAAGATGCAAATTTTCCTGGTGGCAATGATTGTTACCTAAAAGGAAAAATGGCAGCAACCATCTGGATTTTGTTATCAGAGGGAAAAATTGAAAGAATAGAGGGCATGTCAAGTGAAGATCCAAGAGTGGTTCATGTGGCGCAACGCCTTCATGAAGGAGATATAGTTGAAGAAAAAATGATTGGAACAGAGAAGCAAGTATTTGCAAGATTGTTTGTTGTTTGCGATTCTAGAGAAGAGCTGGAAGATTTAAGAAGCTATTTGAAAGAAAAAATCAAAGTGTTCGACAAATTTGGAAATAGCTTGATTTATCCAACATGAATTTAATTTGGCTTATGTGACAAATGCAGCACTGTTTCTCTCGGGACATGAATTATTTTGAAATCATGCAACCTTTCCATCCTTTCCCACAAATCCGCATCGGCTGGCCTATTTTGCCTCACGCAATTTCTAAACCTTAAGTTTGTCTTGTCCAATCGCCAACTTACGCTTGAAAACAGCGTGTTTGCGTACATCATTGGGTTGTTTCCGTATTTTATATCACTCACAATTTCACGGGGAACCTTGCCCAATTTTTTTTCGCTTCCCCTTGTATAGACAAGACAAGCGTCTTGATAATTTTGATATGCAAAAGCCAAACAGGAAAGATGGTTTGGCATCCAAATGTCACAATCTGTCATCACACAGAGAAAAACAACACCATCAGAAATCATTAAGTCAAAGGCAAAATCGCCAGCATTAATGCCACCACAATGCCACAAGTCGACGCCAGTATACTTATACCTTTCAGATTCGACCTTGGCATTCCTTATGGTTATCTTGTCCTTTGGGACAAATGAAGAAATTTCATAAAGCTCATCTATTGGATCATAATTGTCGCCTATGAGGTATATGTGCCAATTCTTATAAATCTGCGCACATACCGAGGCAAGCGTCTTGGAGAGAAAATTTTTATTTGTCCCATTTCTCGGATAAGTAAGTATCCTCACATGAAACTTTATTTCATTAGTGTAAATTTTTAGCATACAAAGGTATTAGAGTCATGATAGGAATTTCATCATCATCGTGCGAACCACATGATTTCGACCACATCAATGAAGTTGTTGAAAGTGGCTGGCTTGGCCCTGGGAAGTATGTCAATGCTGTTGAGAGCCTCATGGAGAAAAGACTTGGACGCCCGTTCGTTCTGGTCAACAATGGAACGAATGCCATACAACTATCTTTGAGAATGCTTGGATTGCCACATGGCTCAAAGGTTATAGTGCCAAGCTTTACATTTGTCGGTTGCGTTAACGCTATAATCCTTGAGGGTTTAATCCCAGTATTCTGTGATGTATCTGAAGATGATGGCAATATCACAAAGAAAACCGTAAAGGACTCTTGGCGACGGGGCGTCCGAGCAATTCTTGCCGTTCATTATGGCGGCAAGCCATGTTGCGTATCAGACATATCCAGCCTTGGAGTACCAATTATAGAGGATGTGGCACACGCCATTGACAGCAAAATTGGAGACAAATTTTGTGGAACAATTGGTGATTCCGGATGCTTTTCTTTCGATCCCATAAAAAATGTATCAAGTCCTGACGCTGGTGGGATCGTCTTTAAAGATGAGAAATCAGCATCCATGGCAAGATCGTTAAGGCACTGCGGTTTGAATCAAACCTCTTATGACGCATCCCTAAAAAAGAAAATATGGTGGCAACATGAAGTTGTTGGCACTTTTCAGAAATGCATACCTAACGATATTTCAGCTGGTGTAATATTATCTCAAATGAAGAGACTTAATGAACTTCAAAAAAAAAGGAAAGCCATATGGAATTTTTACCAAGAAAATTTAAATGGGACAAAAATTAGGCTTCCTTCTCCACCTGAAAAAGGAACACAGCATAGTTATTTCACATATCTTATAAGGCACAATAAAAGAAACGAACTGGCGAGTTTTTTGCTGAAGAACAACATATACTCAACACTACGGTGGTATCCTCTCCACAAACAAAAAATATTTAAAAGTTTTTCTTATTCTGATCTTAAAGCCACCAATAGACTTTCGCAGACTGGCTTGAATATACCAGTCCACACAAGAATGACGGAAAATGACGCACTTAAAGTTGTTCGTGCCATAAAAATGTTTTTGGGGAATGTTTCATGAAAATAGCATCAACCATGATAGTCAGAAATGAAGCCGACATAATATCAACTTGTGTAGAAAACACTCTTGAACAATGTGACAAAATAATGGTTGCCAACAATGGCTCAAACGATGAAACATTGTCCATACTAGGAAATTACAAAGAAGTTGAAGTTTACGAATTTGATGGTTTATACAAGCATGGCGAGGCGCACAACATGCTAATAAGCAAATGCTCCGAATACGACTGGGTGGTTCCAATTGATGCCGATGAGATATGGCATGGCATAGTCAATGCCTGTTCATCGGCAAGCACACACACGCTTGTTGTGCCAACCATAAAGCACTACATGGCAATGGTTGATGAATGCATATTCAAGCAAGAAAACTTCCCTTACTTTAAGATGGAGGGAATACTTGAATACCCAAGGCTAATATTCAAGCCTACACACATGGGAAGGCCAGTTTGCGTTGACGATGGATGCCACAACAATGGCATCAAGGATAGTTCAGTAACCAATTTGGTCGCAATAGATCACTTTCCAAAGAGATCTTCCAACCAATACCACAAAAAGATAAGCCATGGATATGGCTCATTCATCAAAAGGAAGACACCAGACCAGGTTGGGAGGCACTGGAAACCATGGTATGAATCCATAGATGATGGGTCGTTTCATGAAAAATTCAAAATGGAATTGAATGCCAACAGAAGTTTGCTTTTATGAGGCGCATAAATTTGCCCAATTAATTCTTGAAACTTAAAATATTTCATGAAAAGAAGTTGGGTTTCAAGATATAAGTCTACGATGAGTTGTGTGTATTGCGGCATAAGCAATCCAGTGCTGCTCGACTTCCACCATCTTGACCCAGGCAAAAAGACCAGAAACATATCCAGTATCAAAGACAAGCATGGAATCATGGATGAGGCATCCAGGTGCGAGCCTGTGTGCGCAAATTGCCACAGGAAGATACATAGTGGGGTTAACCTATGCCGTTCAAAGACATCGAAAAAAGAAGAAAGTACCACAGCGAATACAACAAGGAGTGGTACATTAAGAACAAGAAATCAAGAATAAAAAGAATTAGGGAACGCAAAAGAGAGATAAGGGAAGAGCTCAAGAGATACAAGCATGAAAACAAATGCGAGGTTTGCCGTGAGGATCACCCAAGCGCACTGGACTTCCACCATGTAGGCGACAAGAGTCACCTTGTGAGCGTCATGATTGGGGATGGTTACAGCATTGAGTCAATAATGAAGGAAGTCGCAAAGTGCAAGCTCTTGTGCGCAAACTGCCATCGTTTGGAACACTACAACAAGCAATGATCTTATAGATCTATAGATCATCATCATTTTTAGAGAATTTAAAACCAGAATTTATTGCGGCAATACGAATTTGACTCACATATTGGTTTGAAACCCTCATATCTTTGGCTATATCAGACCCACGCTCGCCATCAAGCATGCGCCTAACTATCTCCAATGTCCTGTTTGGTTTGTCCTTGCGTGGGTACTGCGATAAAACTCTGTTAATTGTTCGCCCACTCTCAATAACTGCGGAGTGGACTGTAACCTTTGTGACATGGTATTTGGCGCATAGCTGATCGACACTAGCGCCAGCATTGTATTCATCCGCAATTGCCTTTCTGCGATTGGCTCTCTGTTCATGTGAAAGCTGCGGTATGGTGTCCTTGACAGTACCCTTGCAAACAGAGTGTTTTTTGCATATCTCATCAATTGGAATGCCCTGTATGTAATCATTCACAATCTTAGATCTTCTGACAGACCTATCTTTCCTACTCATCCTAGGGATCGCAAGGTGTTTGACATATTCTTTTGATACCGAAAATTTTTTTGCTATTTCATCAATTTTCATTCCACAATTGAAAGCTTGAACAATCTCAAGCCTTCTCTTGGCTCTCTCTGGATGGGAAAGTTTTTTTGGTTTTACACAAGAAATGATCTTGTTGATCATCGCAAGCGGTACCTTGTGTTTTTTGACCAAAACATCAATCGTCATGCCATTTTGACAATCAGAAACAATGGCATCATGGATTGCCTTCGTGACTTGGTAGTTAGGCATTAGGATCTCCGCAGTGAAGAGATTACCTCTTCAAGTTCCTTATTGGTTTTGTTGAATACCTTGAACAGCCTTTTGCCAGATGTCTTCTTTGATCTTCTCAAACGCTTGACAAATCCAAATGAATCTAAAAACCGAACTGCTAATGCATGATTGCCAGATATAAGTGGAACCGTCTTTTCACCAATTATGGCAGGTTCCTCTTGTGTGGACTTTCTCATGGCATTGATTAAGTCAGTAAAATTAAAAAGACCAATTTGCCTAAGGAAGCCCCAGGTTTTGATGACTGTTTCAATCGAAATGGATTTATTTCCCTTCCTTGAAACAAATATTACTTTGTCATTATCCATAGTCCAACAGTTCTTGGAAAACCGTCTCACCGAACGACCATGGAATCTTGTCCCATTGCTTGAATTGACCATTTTCCTTGGAGTCTTGGTTTGCTCACGACCTATCTTCCTTGGAATTTGAATATGCCCATAATTCTCAAATGACTTAAGCTCATTTTCAATCAAATTTAAAATGTTTGTACGCAGATCAGAGACTTTTTCCTCCAGCTCAAGAGCATGTCTTTGCCCAGCTATCTGGTCGTCAATTGTCCTTGCCTGTTTGATGTGGCCAGCAGCATCCACAAGGATTTTCATCCTCACTTGATTTAAATCTTTGGACAGACCATCGACTATGTCACGAATCTTCCTAATCACTTCCTTGGCCATTTCTAAACTCCTAAAAAAAAGGCCACCAAGCTTCCCTAGTGGCCGAAACCAATTAAATGTCAGTGCTGGTACCCAATATCTCTGCAGCAGCTTGGATTTTTCGATCTCCTTGGGCGACAGGAGTGTCGTTCATGGCAAACTTAGGATATGAAGGGTAAACAACTGGGGAGATGAGTCGAAATATGATCATCAGATCATTGACGCTCTTGGCATAGCCACACACTCTTTCCAGAAACCCTGGACGGACAGTCACACCACTGTCACGCTGGATTGCAGCAATTTTTTCTTCATCGGTAAGCAACTCTAAGGAAGATGTGCCACTGAGGAACGCAGCAATCTTCATGCCAGCTGATTTTTCCGTGTCCGTGGCCGGCACAAACTCCCGACCATGACCAAAATGACCATTTAACAGATCGTTCAACGGCTTGATGCCAATGACTGGATTGAGAATCAGCTCTTGATGTATGAGCTTTTCAGCGTCAGTTTGGTGCAGCCCAGCCTCAACAAACGCCTCAATGTAGACAGTCCTTGCGTCGTGGCCTTCTGGAACCTCTGGAAAACGAAACTTGAACTTGTCTGTGAAAATCCAAGAGGCAGTGTGATCATCCTTGCCGTCCTTTTGGCTGACAAGCTGCGGATTGCTTGGCTTGTTCTTTTGCTCAAAATATTTTTGGGCAAATTTTGTCAGACAGATTTCATTCAGCGTGTCCTTGGTGTGCTCAAGCCTTTGCATCACAGGCTCACTAACTGTCTTTGCCTCGATCCAACGGGCGAATGCGGCCTCCTCTGTCGGTGTAAAATCAAGTCTCCATTTCGCAACCTTACCCTTGGGCGCTGGGGTAGCCTTTGGCAGATTGTCCATGAGATTTTCAAGCACATTGGTCGCTGTCTGAACAGCGGAAGTAGACTTGGCCTTCTTAGTAGCCATGATGTTCTCCATTTCTTTCCATTCTTTGAGCTGAGCCCACTGCCCCGCTCTGAAACAAGTTTACGACTGTTATGTAAACTGTAAAGTAAAAATTTTAAATTTGTTTAAGTTCCATTTTAAATTTTGGAAATTCATCGTAAGTCCTTCCAAGTAAAAGCCTTCCGTTTTTCTTTTTGTTCTTTCCTCCCCATTGCTTGAAGAAAAATGCAATGTTTTTTTCTTCACATTGGCTTTTGATCGACAAAACCCAAGATTCATGCATTGGTCTTGATTTGGCGCCACTTTCACCACCAACTATTACCCAGTCTATACCACTAAAATCAACTACACCAAGATCCTCAAGCAATGGCTCTATGGACAGAAATTTCACGCTTGCTGGTGTGTTTTTCAAGTCTTCAATCCGTGGCAGACCATCATTCTGCCAATGATATGATAAGCTACCTTTCCAAGTATCATGCCACAATTTATTTGTAGACCAATTTCTCGACACATAAACAAATGAATTAAATGGCAAAAAATTTACTGTCGTATATCTGACTATGTGATTTTTCCAATTACATGACAAATCAAAACTAATATTCCAGCATTCAATGTCAGAACAGTTATTTTGTTTTAATATCATCTTTTTTATACCATTCATCCAGACAAATAAACTTTACACGACTATCCATCACGCATGCCTCCTTTCGTAAGCATGAGCATTCATATAAAAAGCCGCCTCTTCCGCTGTAAGAAACAGCTTGCAATTATTGGATTCAGTAAAAATTCTAGCTTGCTTAATGTCTTTATAATTAGCACTTAACAACCGAAAATTGCTAAATTTATCCCCAAAAACAAAATAACACCTAATCATGACTCAAATCCTAAACATATTGTGAAAAAAGTGAAAACCTACAGCCACTAGAAAACATTTTTGATCTCCATGCTATTTTTGCATTAAAAATACACCTGTCTCTTCTTGATGCCCAACAAATCGAACTAGGATGGCAATTATTCCAACATTCATCGTTGCGATATCCAAGCCTATTCCAGCAAACCTTGTCACCATCGTTTGAAATGTTTTTAAAGATCATATGTTCCGCATCCAACAAAGTGACCAAAAATTCTTTTTATCCCAAAGTTCAGACCAAGGTCCAGACCAAGACACGGACCAAGAAAAACAAATAGAAAAAGACAAATGCCAAGACCAAGCCATATGATTTTTCCAATGATGCGATAAATCAAAATTATCATTCCAACATCGAATGTGAGAAAAATTATTTTGTTTTAATATCATATGTTTTTGTTCCAACAAAATGATTTACAACTGGACGCAGACAAAGACGAAGACCAAGGTCCAGACCAAGGTCCAGACCAAGACCAAGACCTAGACCAATACTTACACCAAGGCTTAGAACCAAAACCAGACCAAGATACAGACATAGACCTAGACAAAGACCAACATTTTACAGAAGAAAAAATATTAGTTTTGATAATCATATTGCTTGATTCCAATGTTCAGATCGTGTGCTTGGAAAAGTCCAGCAAATACTTGCTATATCATTATCTCTACCAAACTTAGAAGTTCCAAAATATCCTGTATTTCCATCAAAATCATAACTGGACAGGCACATACCATCTCTCGTAACTGGATGTGTCTTAATCCAATCGTTTGCAAATATTTGCACCAATGATGAAGACCAGATTTTTAAAATCATGTCGTCTTCTTTATATTACTATCCCTTTGCTCCAAAAAGATTTTACTCACCCTTTCATGTCTTTTCCAAAATTGCTCACGATTGCCATAATATTCTCCGTTTTCTTTAACCATTTCTAAAGCACAAATGATATGATCCAACTCTGACAAGGTTAATTTAATGTTCCACGATAATTTAATGGTCATTTCTCCTATATCTTAAAATGTTGTCTAATTTGTGATCAAATGATGAATGCCAGCTATTGTGTGCAATTTTGACTGCATTTGGCAAGTGATCATATTCATCTTTGTCCAAATCAACAATATCATCAGGATGGTTGATAGATCCATTCAATTTACTACCCATTGCTATTCTGATGATTCCTTCAGGAGCAAAGCGTAATCTATCTGCTCCACGACTATGACCAATCCACACATCAGCAGATACATCGGGAATAGTGAAAGGCAACCCTTCGTCAAAAAACACATGATATCCTCTTTTTCTCATGAATTTTTCTAAATTGGCATACAGGTTCCCTGCTATAACTCTGTCTGGATTTCCTTTTATAATGACGACAGTCTTACCGATTCCATCTATACTCATATATATTCATCCTCCAATTAGAACAACCAAACGGATTATTGCATACTTTTTCTTTCCAATTCATTGACATTGTAATGCCACCATTAATTTTCCAAAAAATAGTAGGCCAATTATAAGATCGTGGATAGGAATGATTTTTATGTATCATGTCATAACCCAGTGTCGTGAGTGAACATTTTGAAGATCATATATTAAACTTCCAATTGCGTGATCGTGGATTATTACTTGCATTGATAGATTCAGCTTTGTCCTCACGCCAAACTCCAGATAAATACATATAATTCCAGCAAGGAAAACAAATTTCACCAAACCAAAGATCCTTAGCACTACCAAAAGTATTGGAACCACCTTGATGGCTAAAAACTTCAATTATAGAATTGGGTGTTTTAATATTCATGGTAACCTTTCAAAAATAAAACATAGCCGATCCCAGCTATAATCATCTGTTTTGTTTTGGCTCCAACATGCAGATGACCATATGTTATAGGCTGGAAAGCAAAAACATCTTCTGTAATTAGATTTAAAAATCTCAGACCTACAAGAGGTTGTTCTCACTTTGACTACCTAAAAAGTAGAGAGCCATACATGTAAAAATCAAACAATACTGATCTTTTTGCCACAAACCACATCGTACTGCAATGCCATGGTCTGGCTAATTCATGGTGTTTCGACCAACAATGACTTTTATCAACTATCATCTAAAAAAATCTCCATAATTTCAGAATAGTACGCAGTAATATCCACCAAAAAGTCTAGTTCCATGCCATGACATAATATGACCACCCCAACATAAACAATGAGATTGACCTGTAAAATGTCCATCAAATGCATAGGAACATAACATCTTGTTTTTATTTGCAAATATCATGATTTTAAAATCCATGCCTTTCGCAACCATGCTTTGTTAAAATCAGAACTCATAAAATCATAAATATGATACGAACAACAAAAACCAAATACCCCAAAATCGCAAGAATAACAATCCTTTATATTGCGACTGTGACAAAATTCATCAAAAAAACATCTTGAACTATCAAGATTATTTTGCCAAAAATCTGCATCAGAATAATAAAATGATTTAAACAACATTTTGAAAACTCATGTTTTGTTGCCAATTAAGTGACCGGGCGCATCCAGGCGAAACCTTGGTGCAGCCACGAACTGGGTTCCAGGTTGCGCTGGTCCATTCAATTGTGCTTTTCTCAGACATAGTCAGTCTCCTTTTTTCTTGAATTTTCATTCAATTTAAGGTTACCGACATATTCCGATTTGTAAAATTGGCTAAATCAAATTGTTGGAGATGAGAGTTAGATTTTGCTCAGCCATGAGATTGTAGGTTGTCAAAAAGAAGGCATGTGGCATGCCACGATTCTCAAAGTGCGGAAGCATTTCCTTGCCACGCTTCAAGGTCTTGGCAAGAAGCTCCGCATCTTTGCAACCCAAAAGTATCTTGATTGTGTCAACAAGGTCATAGTATGAAAGCAACAGGGATTCATGTGTCTCCTGTGGATCCAAGAAGAAATACTTGAGTGTCCTTTCAACGGCGTCATTGCTAAAGATGGTTCCATCGGTGTGATGCAGCCAGCCAGCGCATATGAGGTCAACCTTCTCGGATTCCTTGAGGCCATAGTCATAGGCAACCTCCTGGGTGGTTGACATGAGGTGGGAGACAACCGTGGTGCCGCCAAACAATTTCTCGTCTCCATGGTATTCAATTGCCTTGTACTTGCTGAAATGTATGTCCTTGTTCAGCATCAGCTCTGGAATCATAATCCCACACTTGGAGCATCTGGCATCACCACCCATCCCATCATCACACCTCTGAAACTTGTGTGCGCAATTGGATATGTCCACAAGCCTAGAAGCCGCCGACATCTCCGACTGCCCAAGCGTTTCACCATAGCCAACAACCCACATCCTTGGCCGCTGCCACTTTCCAAACATGAAACTGTCTGGCATCTCTATGTTTTCGCTCACAGGATGGAAAACGGAAAACATATACCTCTCTGATGTTGGCTTTTTTGAAACCACCATTTTGTCTTTGAGGCATGAAATCTCTGGCTCAGAAATCTGTATCATGCATTCTTTTGGCCATTCATGAATGCAATCATAGAACTCGCCATTGTGCTGAACTCTAAATGACATCGAGATCACCTCCAGAACGCTTCAAGGTCTCACGCATGGCCCTAAGGAACTTTTCCTTGAGCTGGCGAACCCTCTCTTTTGTTATTCCAAGGGTCGAGCTTATCTGTTCAAGGTTTTTCCTTTTTCTGCCGTTGATTCCATAGTATTCTTCAATGATCCTTATCTGGCGGGCTATGTCATTGCACTTGACCACCTTCTTGACCATGCCTATGACCATGTTTATGAAATTTGCATTCTCACGCTGGTGCATCTCAATGCATTCAGAGCTATCCTCCGATTGTGGAAGATTGTCCTCGTAATTATCATCAAGTGATATGTGTTTTCCACCCTTGATCCTCTTCATCTTAACCCCACGGAAGAAATTCTTTTTCAGCACCCATACACAATATGTGCAGAACTTGTTGCCTAGTGTGTAATTGAAATAGTCAACACTCTTAAGAACATCAAAGTAAGCATCGGAAAGTGAAAGATCTGGGGTTGCCTCGCCAGAGTGTCTGAAATCACTCTTTAATATCATCCCAGCCAGCCTGAAGTTGCTGCTGGCAAGCTGATTCCTTATGGAGTAAATGTCGTTCAGCATGGATTCAACCTTTGCCACCAATGACTTATCGGGTCGTGATGGCCTTATCTTCTTTCTAAGCCTTCCTGCCATAAACTTTAGGTAATTCATTTTCTTGAAAAGATGGTACTCTTGTTCCCTCGTGAGAAGTGGCTCCTCATAACAAGGCCTCATCGCCGGAAGCTTGTTTCTGACCCTTAGATTCTCAACCTTGCGTCGTTCTTGGTCATATCTATCCTTGTCTGGCATTTCTGCCAGTATTTTCCCTGCCAAGGATGGTCTGTCAAAGTCTGGATGGTGGAAATGCTTGAGCTTGCATGAAAGGATAGCGACGAAACTGCCAGGTGCTTTACCCATAATATAGTCCCCAGAAAGGAGTTATGGGTAAAGTTTAATTTATAAAATAAATTATTTCAATGCCAATATATGTACATTCATTCATTAATTTGGTGGGCCACCCCAGTAGAAGTAACTGTACTGGTTGGTGTCATGCACATAGGACCATATATATGAATCGTTCCACTCAGATAGACCTCTGAAGTCCTTGAATGAGTATGAGAACTGCTGGTTAATCCATGTGGATTCTTGCAAGTGATGAATTTTGAAAATCATTTGCGACTATTTAGCCAAGGTCTTCAAGGCTGCCCCTGATCTTTTCACGGACAATCTCCGCCGATTTCTCAAGGATTTGCACGGATAAGGCCGGTGGTATGTTGAAGCAGTCAACCAGGATCCCGCCCTCTACCATCTTGACAAGGATCACTGGCATGTTATCACGCTTGTTGATCTCATCGCATAGCTGGTCGGTGGTTGCGAGCTCAAGGTATTCTGGGAGGCTCTTGTTGACAACGGAATTGAGCTTCTGAACCTCAAGTGTAAGGCTTGTGATTAACAGATATGATATGGAAATGACAAGCAGCAGAAAGCAAACCAGGAGGACAAACACTGCGTCCACAGTCACCTCGATGACCAGAAGATGCCACAATCCTTTTTGTCAGACACGCTCCTGAGATATATGTATGCCAACGCAACCTTCCTTTGGAGCGCTTGAAAAGTACTGCTATATAGGGGCAGAGCGACTATATTGACCTCATCAAGGATTATCTCCTCCCTGGAATAAAGGCCGTGCTCAACACCCTCTATCTGGTCAAGCTGCTGCATGCACTCATCGCTGACCTCGTACAGCTCCCCATAAACACGCTTTCCGGCAGCCTTGTCAGGTGTGGCATGCACAAGACCTGGATAGCCCCCAAGGTTGAACATGGCGAATTTGCCATCAGTTCGTCCCACCCCAAGATATTTCTGGTCTGAAAGCGCAAGCTCACGGCTATGACCCTGCTTGAGTGTGCCATAAACAAATAAAAGATTTCCCATAACAACCTCATATCTTAGTCACACTATAATCATAAAGTGAGATGCACATGTTTATCAATAGGTTAAGGTAATTTGCGTCCGGCATGGCAAGTCTTTCACGGATCAGCCTAGCGTGAATCATGAATATTTTTCCCCAGAAATCACCATGCGCAACCATTGTCTGCACCGCAATTATATCACGATTTGAATTCATTAGCTCCTTGGCTACAAGCGCCCGCATCTTAAGGTTGACAAGGGATAGAACTATAGTGTCAACCTCAAGGTTATTCAGCGAAGAAACATACACAGTCTTTCCAGACGGTTTCAAGTCCCAGATTTTTGCGCCATTTCCCACAATGGCCATGTAATCTGAATGCAGGCTGTTCATGATCGTGATAATGTCGCCGCTGAAAAAACTGTACTTCTCCGTCAATCCCTTGCGGCTGCTTTCCAAGCCATGCCTTGAAACCATGGCGCACTTCCACCCAGACTCGACCGCATCATGGAGTGAGACCTCAAGTCCATATTCAACTGGTGAATCAATGTTGAAAAATGCATTCATGCTGCTGTGTCTCGATTGGTGGTCTTGTCTACATACTGCTTGTCGACCATGATTTTCTTTCCAAGTTCGCAAGCCTCAAACATCAAATCGTTCATCACCGTCTCAACAACGGATCTGAGAGCCCTTGCGCCAGTTCCCTTGGTAAAGGCTATTTTTGCCATCTGGCGTATCGCATCATCACTAAATTGGAGATCAACATCCTCAAGAAACATGAGTTTTTGATACTGGCGTAAAAGTGCGTTTTTTGGCTCGATGAGGATCTTGCACAATGCATCCTCCGTCATGGGATGCAAAGAAACCTGAACTGGAACCCTGCCTATAAATTCCGGTATCATGCCAAACTCAATCAAGTCCTCTCCTGTTATGTTGTTAAGTATCTCGACCTCATCAAATTCTTTTCTGCCTGATCCAATGAACCCTATCGATGATTCCCCGGACTGTTTGCGGAGCCTATTGGATACAATCTTGTCTATGCCAACGAATGTTCCACCACAGATAAAAAGTATGTTGGTTGTGTCAACAGGAATAAAGCTCTGCTCTGGGTGCTTTCTGCCGCCCTTTGGAGGAACATTGCTGACTGTTCCATCAATCATCTTCAAAAGCGCTTGCTGCACACCCTCGCCACTCACATCACGGCTGATTGAAACATTGTTTCCAGACTTTGCAATCTTGTCCACCTCATCAATGTACACAATCCCGTGTTGAGCTTTGACAACATTAAATTCTGACTCGACCAAAAGTTTTGTAAGAAGATTCTCTACATCTTCCCCAACATAACCAGCCTGCGTCAAGACTGTTGCGTCACCAATCGCAAACGGAACATCAAGAAATTCAGCCAGGCTTTTTGCCAGAAGTGTCTTACCACAGCCAGTCGGCCCAACCATGATGATGTTCGATTTCTCAATGACAACATCTTGGAGATTCTTGGGAAATGCCGAGTTATTTGCATCATTGATTCGCTTATGATGGTTGCATATTGCCACAGCAAGCCTTTTCTTGGCTGTTTCTTGGCCAATAACATACTGGTCCAGATGTGCCACAACAGTCCGTGGGCTTATGGAAATCTTTGTTACAGTCGTTTGCATCTTTGAACTTTTGCCTTTTTTTTCAAAAATGCACCCATAAAT